CTGCATGGCAACCTCCAGATTCCCTCAAAGTCGATATTGTAGGTTTGCGGCACCGAAGCGCTGCATAGCAGGCTCGTGATGTCGAAGGTGATGGCCGCGCCGGCCGGGTAGACCAAGGAAGGCACCGGAAACACGGCGCGGTGTGTGGCCAGCGTCGAGGCTGTTGGCTTGCCCGCGTTGAAGTAGGTCTGCATTAGTGGGGCCGAGCTCGTCTGGTGCATGTTCGCATCGTAGAGCGTCATCGCAAAGTCGTTGGTAGTCAGGGCGCCTGTGGCGTTCGCGAGGGACACCGTAATGCGGCACAACTCGAAGTCGTAATTGTCCATCACCTGCGTGTAGCGGAGCGGGGCGTTGGCCACGCCGTTGGCCGCGAGGCTGGGTTGCGTGATGGTCAGCGAATATACGTAGGTCTGTGGGAACTCGCGGTAGGCGTACGGGGTCTTCTGCGATCGGTACCCGGAGGAGGCGAACGGGAAGCGTTTCACGCCCATGAAGGCAATCGAGGACTTGTAGATGGTGCCTTCGGCGCACACCGTGGACGCGCGGAGAGTCTTGTACAGATCGAAGTTGATCTGCGTGTTGATCTTGTACGTTTTCTCGGGAAGCACTACCCAGTTGTTGGGAACCACGATTCCCGCCGATGGATTGCCGAAGGCGTACGAACTGGAGGCGTTCTTGTAGTTGAATCGCCCGCCGTTCGCGGCAGTGTCCACTGTGGTGCGGACCCCGCGAATCGCGCGCAGGATGAAATCCGAGTCTCCCTGCAACTGCTGCGAGATGTTCAGGACTTGTGCCTGCCCATCTGCAAAGGCGCTGGTGTTGTAGACGTAGGCGAAAGGGAAATCAACGTACCCTTCCGGGGTCTGGTAGGGCGCTTCGATCAGCCGCACAGGTCACCCCGCAATCCGGTACCGCTTGACGCCGCGGCACAGCAGCTCAATCGTATTGCCGGAGCCGGACGTGTCCTGGATGTCGATGCCGATCCGGCCGCCCGCGGGAATCAGGATTTCCGGGAATACTGGCCACGGAGACGACGCGTCGCCTACCAGGTTGGCCGATGCTACCGGAGAATTCGACAGCGCGAAGGACTGCGAGTCGTAAAACTTGATGCTGAAAGACCCGGTGGCCGATGCAATGATGATCGCGCGCCAGGCGAAGTCCGCATCGTTGGTGGTACTGATTGCCTGTCCCAAGAGCACTTGGTTGGCGGTCAGCGTAACGTCGTAGGGGTAGGTGAAATCGATATCGACGTAGTTCTCCGGCGATCCGTCCGGGATGCCGTTGTACGACGGGGGAGCGTAAGGGTTCGAAGCGACTGCGGGCATATTTCCTCCAGTTGGCTGCGGTTGCGCTCGGTCTCTTCGTCCGGCCTTCCTAGCCGGTCCACGCCGCGCGTCACCCCAGAGGAGCAGCGGCGCGCGACGTGTCCGGTTTCGGAATCAGCGGACGCGGGAAACGAAGCGGATTTCTATTGAACGCCGCGGGCGTAGAGCCCCGACAACACCATCTGGAACGTCATGCCGGTCCCAGGCGATGCCGAAAGGGTTTGCTGCGCGCCGTTCAACTGACCGTAGAACGACATCTGGTTCTCGATCACCACATTGATGCCGAGACGCTGCATGTCGGAGCGGCCGGGCATACCGTTGTTCAGCACCGAGGTGGCGGTGTTGGTCAGCGTGCCGTAGATGCCGCCGCCTGCGTTGCAGCACCAGATGGGCGCGCGGTGGTAGGCCTTTTGCCCCATGTAGAACTCGAAGACCTGCGTGTTGACGACGTTGTACAGGTCGGCGAGCAGGATGTTTTCCGAGTACCGGAAGCGGAACCCGAACACAGAAAACGCTTCGGGCGCATTCAGCTTTTGCGGCTGCGCCATGTTGGTCAGACCGATGGTCTTCCCGGACTGCGGTCCCACGTTCGTGAAGAGCGCAGTGGACAGAACCGAAACTACCGACGTGGCGCCGGTGTTGGTCAGAATCACCGTGTCATAGAGCGGGGTGTCCTGGATGTCCATCCGGTTGTTCACGTAGGTCTCGGAATTGAAACTCTCGAGAATGAACTTCTGCTGTGCGGACAGGTTGTTGCCGGGCATCGGCATTCCTTGTGCGGCCATTTCTCTCTCCTGGTTGAAGTGCGGTGAATATTGGGGCAGCCGTCAACTTACCGGCTGCCCGTGAAAACTAGTGACTAGTACGCCGGGTTGTAGGCTCCGGCGAGCCGGGTAGTCTGGACGCGCGAGCCGGAAGCGGCCGGCAGATAGGCCGGGGCCGCGGGCAATTCGCGGAGCGGGTTCTGCGGCAGGCCGAAGCGGCCCGGAGCGAATTCGCCGAGGCCGATACCGAGCGACTGGTAGAGCGACGGCAGGAACGCATTCAGCGCGACGGATGCGGTTTGCATCAGTCCACCGAAGAGTACTGCGTCACCCACGCGTTTGTCCCACTTGCCGGCGATGAAGCCAGCCGCGACGGCCGCCACGCCCGTGAGGACGGTACGCCCGACGTTGGAACTCGCAATGCCGCCACCGATCGATGCGGGCAGCAGGGTGGGCAGGAACTTGGCTGCAGCCACACCAGCCAGACCGCCCGCGATCAGCTTCAATCCTTCGGTGCTCGTCATCGAGGTGCCGAAGAATCCGGGATTGCGCCGGGACTTGCGGCGGTTAGCGCGCCGGGGCTGCATCACGATGACGCGCGTATTGCGGCGGCGGTTCTGCTTGCGGGCGCGACGTCGGGGCCGGGGGTTGTGCGCGACAACCCGGCGACGACGGCGCTGTGGAGCACGCCGGGATACCCGACGCGCATTCTTCTTGACAGACTTCCGTTTCTTGGCTTTTTTCTGAGCCATGGGTTTGCTCCTTCGTGGATTGACGGCCCCCACCGTGAGGATGAGGGGCGCCGGGTTGTGACTCGTTCGTTTTGCGCGCCGCTTGGCTTTGGCTTGTCGCTTCGCCTGGCGGTACACCGGATTCTTTTTCGGGGCCTTGCGCTTCAGGGCCGACTGGCGGCGCTTGCCGCCGAAGCCTGCCTTGATCTGACGCGGGGTCAGCTTGCGCTTGGTCTTCTTTTTCGCGTTGGCCTTCCGATGCGCGACCCGCCGCGGATTGGAAAGCTTCTTGACTCGGATTCGCGTCATCGGCTCTCCTTTACTGGATGATGGTGTGCGGCTTGCTGATTACGAGTTCGCACGTGCAGGCCGATCCCGCCGTGGTTCCTTTGGTCAGCGTGATCGAAACCGAGTTGGTCCGCGTGACGAGGATCGCAATCGGTCCCGTGCCGGCTGCGGACTGGTTCAGAATGACCTGCGGCATCAGTTGGTTGATATCGCCGGTGCTGGTCTGGAAGTTGTGCGTGACGGTAGCGGTCGTGTCCGCATCCGCGCCGAAAACGACTTGGGCCGCGATGCGGGTAACGACTCCGGCTTGCGCCACGGTCGGGGCCGTGGTGGACCCCGCAACATCGGTGCCGCCGGGCACGCGGAAACTATACGTAGTGGTTACTGCCATTGGTTTCTCCTTTGAGTGAAATGGCCCGTGCGGGCAATCGAAATCATGCGCTCACCTCGCGCGCCCGCAGAATGCCGGGATTGGGGAGCACGTTGCGCAGCTTGAGATGCGGCACCGCGACTTCCGGGTCTACCAGCATCTTTCCTCCTGCTGTGGTGAGGCGCTTGCAAAAGGCGTAGTCTTCGCCGGACGCGCCGCGCTCCGTCTCCATGGGCATCGGGGCAAAGGGAAACTTTCCGGTCATGCGCAGCGCTTCGGTTTTCATGAGGACGGCGGGGAATCCGGTCCATCCGATTTCGCGCGGCGGTCCTTGCATGTCCTGGAATCCGAAACAATCCTTGGTGCCGTCCGGCTTCATGGGGCCACAGGAGACGAACAGCGACGCGTTGATTGCGTCGGGGGCGATCACGGTCCACGCGGCAATCAGTTGCGCGTCGGATTTGGTGAGTCCTGCGTACAGCCGGTCGAATTGCTCCGGGGTCAGAATGTTGTCATCGTCAATCCAGAGCGCGTAATCGACGGGAGGGTTTCCTTGCAACACCGCTTGCGCAATGTCGTGGCGCGTCATGTAGACGGCAGAGCAGTAGCCGGTGATGGTCTGCACCAGGAAGCGCCCCGTGAGGTGGTGGAACAGCGTTAGCATGTGCGCCATCCAAATGTTGTGGAAGTACTCGCCGGGCAGGCACAGCGCAATCACTTTCGGACGTTCGACTACTTGGCTCATCGTTTGCTCCCCATCAACAGAAGACCCGCGCCTACGGCCAACAGCGGAGTCAATAGGCCGATACTGAACGGGAGATTGGCCGCCGCGAAACTGGTCGTTGGGTTGGAAACCACCGTCCCTACTGCCGTCAATGCGGCGCTGGGCGCGGTCCACATTTGCAGACCCGTTCCAAACGTCAGCGTGGTCTGCGGCGTGGGTGCCGGTGTCGTGTCTCCCATTCCAAGCATCATCGTCGTCATCTCCTCCCGCAAAGCAAAAGGGGCTACCCGCGTTTCGAGGTGATCCATTCCCCCACGGGATGGACTTCCTCTTGCGCTGGCAGCCCCTTCTAGAAGGCTTGCTTTGCGTTTGCTGCTATCACTTGCGCGACCGGCCGGAAGCGCGAGCGAACCCCTGCCCTTTACTGAATTGGGCGAAAATCAACGCCTTCAAATGCAAAGGCGAGGTCCAAATCTTCGTTCAATCGGTAGCCGTTATCCGGTCCTCGAAAAGTCACATCGAAGTAGTCGAGGGACGGGATATAGAATCCACCGGACTTTTCAAAGTCTCGCGTCTCGCGCGTCGGCTGCAATCTTGGTTTGAAAATGTCTGTGAGTTTGCGCGAGGCAGCATCCATCAGAAGCGACCCTTGCGCATAAACTTTCTGGGCGATAGTGAATTGCCAACCGTAGCGACGAATAGCCTTCAGGTCGCTCGCTCCGGTAGCCGGGTCCACCATAATATGCGCCCGCTGAATCCAGAACGTACGCGGCATGTGCAACTGGCACGCCGAATACATATTGGTGTCCCCGTTTTCTTTGATTCGGTTGGAATAGGGGCAGACGTAGCCGCGCGGGGAACTAAACATCGGGAAGTAGTGCGGTAGAACTGATCCCCTGGGAAATGTGATTCGGTCGTAGAGCATTCCCTGCACGGCATCATAGTAGCCGGAGCCATGCGGGAATCGCTCGGCTATCCCGTCTGGCACAGGCTTCAGGGTCGGCGCGGGAGCCTCCACTTTGGAGTCCGTCATCACGTCAGATGGACGTTCCAATGTGAGCACAGGTCCGCCATTCATGACAGCCGCCGCGCCGATCCCCGCAGATCCGGCACCCACCAATTTCAAAAAGTCATTCCGTGAGATTTTCATATTTACGTGTACCAACCCAATCCGGCCAACGTGACCGGCAACGCCTTGACGGTTCCGACCACATACAGATTGCCTTGGGCATCCGCAATCGTGGTCTGAATTCCGGTCGGCCCGGTAACCGGCGGGTGCGGATTGGCCGACCCTGGACCGCCTACCGGAAGGGTCGTAATGGCATCCCCGCCGACTGCCGTTCCCGACTGGGCGGCACCGCCTCCACCTACCGGCTGCGTTCCGGGAGGGACTTGCACAGTGTGGTAATTTTGATATAGGTACCAACCCCCCACTGCCACCAAACCCCATATCCACCAAGAGTTTTTCATAGATTAGTTCTCGATTCCCGGACTCATTTCCAAAAGCGGCTGCTCGATTCGATACTGGCCGCCCGCAATGTAAAGGTGCTGGTTGCGCGGCTCGTATTCGAGGAAGGGCCGGACGCCCGATTCTTCCCCCAGGTCGTGCTGGTAATCGACCAGTTCAAAGTCATCGAACTTCTTTTGCGTCTGGTAGGACAGGTTCCAATAGCGCTTTCCGTTGCGCTCCGTCGCGCCAGGCTCCGGTGGGGAAAACTGGCCGATCACCATCCGATCGCGCACCCACTCTTCGCCGTCCATCTTCAGCGCGGCCAAGTCGAGTTCCTGGTCTCCCGCTTCGATGTAGAGTTGCCGGCCGTCTTCGGACGATGCGAGGTACGGTTCCTTTTCAAACCGGATGACCGCGCGTAACCCGCTCATGGTGTCCACTACCAATTCCCGCAACACGCCCAACGTCGCGAGGTGCAAATGCTCGTGGATCTCTTCCCGGATTTCAATTGTCTCTTCCGGGGACTTCCCGTGAAAGGATTCAAAGAGTGCATCCGCTTCCGATTGCGGATTCTTCTTTTTGCCGTTCCACTTGCGCGGGTGCTTCGCCGTTAACTTGGCGATGCTGATATTCATCTTATTGGCCCGTGTTTCTACCGCTTCTTGCAATCCCCTGTGCCGCGCGCCAATCGCGTACTTGTGCAGCCGGGCGAGTTCGTCCACACTGTGAGAGGTTTCCGCCTGCCGAATGAGTTGGTCCCAATCCGGATTCAGCAGCGCATGTCCCAAAGTGGAGGGCAATCCCGCCGTGTATTTGTAGATGCCGCCAGACACGTCGTCGTAGGCTTTCAGGGTGCCGCGCGCCGTGGCCTTCGCGGTTGGGTTCTTCTTCCACGCGTCAATGAAGCGCTTCGCATCCGTCACCGTTTCGAATTCCGACGAATCGAGGGCTGTCACGAATCCCTCTTCGGTCGGCGTGATCTTCACGCCTTTGTGAATCACCGTGCGGAATACGGATTTCTTGGGAGCAGCAGGTAACGGCGCACTGGTCGGCTCCATCACGCCGCGGTCGTACTCCATTTTCAGCCGGCGCACCAGCACGTTGCCGCGCGTGCTCAATCCCTGCTTTTCCAGCCAATCTTGAAACAACCCGGTATCCCCACTGGCTTTTCCCGCGCGATAGGCCGCACGGGTAGCCTCGCCTACCGTCATGGAAGAGCGGCGGGCGGGCTTGTGGCTCACTGCCTTGCGGCTGCGCGAGAAAGGCCAGAGGTTGGATTTCCGGGAAGGCATCACAGTGTTTTATGCGGCGGCGCGCGCCACTCGCTTGTATCCTCGGTACTGGGAACGGAGGGCGCGGGACTTGGCGCGATACTCGGAGCCACCCGGCGCGAAGAGGAACAGCGCCGCCACTCCCACGCCTCCCCAGAGCATCCAATTGGGAACGCTGCCGACCATCGAAGGTTCGGAGAGCCAACCCACGGGGTCATCCGAGAATCCCGACAGGCCGTAGTTGTAATTGGAGCAGCCGCATCCCCCACATCCCAATCCGGAGAGCCCGGTTTCCTTGGCCACGGGGTTTTGCGGCACAACAAAAGACCCGCTCACCAGATCTCCCAGGCTCCGGAACTTGACGACTTCATTTGGGTTCACGGCCATCACGGAGGGAGCGATTACGGTCCCGTCCGGCCGCATCGGATTCTGCGGCACTGCGAACCATCCGTTCATCAGATCACCCAAACCGGGCGCGACATGAAATCGAGTCTGCATAAATTTATTTCCTCGTCGTCAACAGCATCAATCCGAAAGCGGCGGCGGCTCCCATGGCGAGCAGCGCGGTCCCGCTCAGTTGCGGCTTCACGGCATTCAATACGGCCCCGGTAATCGATTCGTCCGCTTGTCCGGGGTCCGGAGTTTGCGGCGGGCCGCCCGGCTGCACGGCCTGGCCGGGAGGCACAGTGCCCGAAGGCAAAGTAGACGCGGAGCAGATCCCCCAGCACGTGCGGTTGAAGAGATTCGACCAGGCGTCACAATCGATCGTCTTCCCGTCGTTGCAGTCGATGCGCCAGTCGGTGCCCAATGCTCCCAACCCTTGGGGAATCTCGCGGCCCGGTGCTGGAGTCGGTAACATCATGCCCGGCTCCTCCGCTGCTGCTGCGCCTTAGCGACTTCCCCCATGAGGCGCTGGCCTTCGGTGACATACTTCTTGATCGCGCGGCCGTGCTTCGTCTTGGGGCCGATGGTCTGCCGCAACATGATGTCGATGTGCGGCGCAAACTCGCGGTGGATCAGGGCAATCAGCGGGTCGCCGTTCTCGGCCACGGTACGCTCCAAGAGTTTCGACGCAAGCCAGTCCGCGCGGCCCTGTGGGTTCTTCACCGAGTTGGAAAGTCCGCTCATCGCTTGATCACCATCAGCGCTACCAGACCAGCAGCCACAAGAATCAACATGCTGCTGGATACTCCTGCTGGCCGCTGCGCCATCGCGTCCTGTTGCGCTTGCAAATCGAGTAGCGCTTGTTCGACACTCGCCACCTGCGATTGGGATGCCGGATAGTTGACACCGCCGCTCGATGGGTCGCAGTTCACCGGGCCGACGAAACCCGGCGCGACCGTGATCGAACTGCAAGGCGGCAACGTGTCTCCCATTCCGATGTGCATTTACTTTCTCGAAGCGAGACCCCCGATTACTGCAAGTCCCAGGAGCGCATAAAACCAGTTGGGGGAAGCGCATTCCCCTTGGCCCTGCTGGGCCTGCCGCTGGCTCTTGTAGCAGCTCATCGTGGGACGCCAACCGAAGCACATCATGCTGCCACCTTCGCTTTCTGAGATCGCCCTTTACGGCAGGCAAAGACCATCAGCCCGCGCGGCGTCTGCAACTGGCATTCAAAACCGGTCACCTCTGCAACGCGCCGACAGAGGCGAATCAATTGGTTGTTGCCTTTCCGCTGCTCCGGAGTCTTGGCTTTCCCGACACGGCATCTGATAACGCTGATGTTCATACGGCCCAACCTCCTGCCATGTGCCAGTGTGCAGACTGGCGTCGGAATCCCAGGCCACTGAGGCCCTGGGGTAAGAACTTCTGCAACGCGCCCCACCACACCTGGAATGTCACAGGGGCATGGGCATTCGTAGAACCGGGGAAGAGATCTTCCGGGGCCGGTGGCTGGTAATTCGGAATCGCCTGCTGCGCGAACGTATTCCAGACATCCGGCGATTGCAACCCATAACTGAAGGTGGCGGAATTCCCAGAACTCGTGATGGCCTGCTGGATGCGCGCCAGGGTTTGCGAATATTGGGGCGGTGTCGGGGTCGTGTTCGGATCGCTCGGCGGATTCGCGGGCGGCGGTCCTGCCGGGGTACGGTCGGGAATCACTGCCGCAGGCGCGGTGTTCTTCGACATCAGGTACCAGAGCGCGAGTCCCCCTCCGGCAATCAGCAGAATCTTATTGTCCACGCGTTCCTCCTTTCGCCATCAGGAACAACGCACCCGCTCCCAAGACGGCCAGCAAGGGATGCTGCCCCACCCAGCACGCGAGAGACTGGAAGGATTGCGGGGTGACCTGCGTCGAACGCGGCGCGGTGATACTCGGCATGGGCGGCGTGAGAGAGATCGGCCCCACCTTGTTCATCGATTGAGAATTGGTATCGATCGCGGGCGGCAACTCGGGGAGCGGCGCACCGTTCACGTAGATTCCGGAATTCGGGGCCACGTTTGCGAATGGCAGATTCATTTCTTGCCTCCCAGGAAAAACAGACCGACGAGCGCAGCTCCAGCAATCGCCAGCGTGGTGCCGTCCAGCGTCATACCGCCGATGGTGATCCCGCCTCCGCTCGGCGGTGTGCCGCTTCCCGATCCGTTGCCCGCTGGCGGTGGCGTTCCGGCCCCACTGCCACTTCCGGTTCCCGATCCATTCCCGCTCGGAGCGGGTTGCACGTTGAAACTAAAACTGCCGGCCTGCACGCCTCCGGCGCTCCACGTTTCCTGCCACGGTCCAATCATGTCCGGGGTGAATGATCCCGATAGTTGCCAGTTGCCCGAGGCGTCGGCAGTTCCTTCTGGTGTCCGGTCTTGCGCTCCGTTCTTTCCGCCTTGCACGACGACAGGGGATCCAGGTTGCGCTCCACTGATGCTGATCGACCACGTGTCGCCGGGGTAGACGGTCGTTCCGCCGCGGGAAGTGGTGAAGACGACGCGGGGCCGGAAGGTTCCATCGGACGCGGGCGGTGGGCTGCTCGGCGGGGGCGTCGTGGGGAACCAATCCGCAAGCGGCGGAATATATCCCGAGGGCGGCGCTGGGCCGGTGAGTACTCCGGGAGTGCCGTACAGAATCGCGTGCCATGTAGCGGCGTCCCAGCCCGGAGGAGGATCGAGCGGCAGGGGCGGGATGTCGTTGCAATTGACTTGGCCCGCCGAAGTGCATTGCGGCCAACTGGGATTGGCATAGGCCGCCGCGGCGCTCCTCAACGTGCGGATCGATTCCACAGTGCCGGGATGCGCAATGGCGTATGCGACCACTTGCGCGTTGCCGGCCGCGATGTCGTCTTGCAAATCCCCCATCCCGTAAAAGTAGGGATTGCCCCGCACGCTTCCATACATGCGCGCCAGAAGGTTCTGGGTTTCGAGATCTGCCGGGGTGGTGTGGAAGCGGAGCGCTTGGTTGGCCAGTTGCAGATTCATTGCGAGACTCCCAGGATGATGAGAAGCGCGGCGGCGCCGAGAATCAGATTCGAACTGGAGAAGCCCGTGGCTGCGGCGATGCTGCCAATCGGATCGCTCGAAAGTTGCGGCACAGTGCTCACGGTCGCATCGTTGGCGATTGGATCGCGGTAACCGGAAAACCAATTCCAACATTCTCCGGGTTGCGGCTCGCCGGGGAACTTCAAGAGCGGAGAGGTCGCGGTTTGCCGCCACTGGCACGCGCCCGCCTGCCGATCGCTGATGCAATGCTGGCCTGCCGTTCCGAGTCCCTGTTGCGAACATCGTTGCACGAGCCCCTGCCAAACCGCATCGAAGATATTCAGCGCGCCCTGCTGATCAACAGAAGACCGCGGCGCGGGAAGGCTGAAATACTTCTGGATGTTCTGGAGCAATAGCGGCTCGGCCTGGTTGGCCCATTCAGAGGTCTGCACGCAGGTGGGGCCGCAGCCGGTATTCATCAAGGCTTCGACACCCATCAAGACTCCGGCGAATGCGAGCCCGACAAGTGGGACCGCGACACTCACGCCGATTCCCAATGCGGTGGCGACAGCCGGCGCGGCCACAGCGGAAATTACAGGTGTAACTGCCGCTCCGTATTGTGCGACCGACTGCCCTGGTGTCGCTCCCAATCCGGAATGGATTGGCGGGAGTGTGTACCGGCCGACTGCCGCGCGATGGAGCACCTGTTCCACTATTTGCGCTTCCCCTTGGCCACACGCACATTCTTTGCGACACGGCCCTTGCCGACCTTCGAGGGTCCGACCTTTACCTGTAGTTGGCCTTTGTCGTTGACGCGGACTTGCGCGGCGGTCCACTTCGCTGGAAGTTTGACGCGCCCGTGCGGGTTTGCGGCAGGATTGACTTTACGCACGCGGACGGGTAGGCCGGTTTCTTTACGGTATTTCTGCGCCTTCTTGGTTGCCCCGGCGCGGTTATCGTGGGTATCCCAAACCGCTCCATCAACCAAAATGTCATAACTACTCAAACTCCACCTCCCGTACCGGAATAAGGGAATCCCCCCGCACAATATCCAAGCGACGACAGTAGAATTGGGATATGTCCAGGATGCAGAAGAAACAGATGTGGTTGATACGCGAAAACGGTAGTGGAGAGTTGCACTCCGAAGATGTGATCGGCATTAACAGAGACAGCGCTACCAAACTGGCCAACCGGGAGAATCTGCCCGTTGAGGTGCGCGGATTCCGAACCGATGGAACGACATGCCACATATTTACCGTGAAGCCAGCAGAGGCCGAGGAAGAGCGCTATAGCCTGAGCGGCCACGCACACGGATGCCCTTGGTAGCTTCATTTCTTCACCGCAAGCAGAATCACGCCGCCGATCAAGAGCAGGGGCAGCATATTGCCCATCGCGCTCACGCTGGTGTTGAGCCCCGCCGTGGAAATCGGAAACCCCGCGGCCTGCCGGCTGATGCCCTGATTCGTTACCGTGGTGCCGGGTTGGATCGCGAGCATTTGCAAAAGCCGCGCGGTCTGGCTGATCCCCGCCGCAAGAGCCGCATCCGAGCTCGAGGTGTTGCGCGTGCCGGCCGTTGAAGAGTTGGGAGGCACACCCGAAGGGGATGTACCATACGGAAGACCGAAGGGATTGGGAAGCGTGGTCGTGTTGGACGCGCACGGCTCCGGATCAAAACATTCCCCGGACACCAGATCGGTGTAGGAGCAATCGCAGCCGAGCCCTGCGAGCGACTGGCTTCCGAATTTCTCCATTACATCTTCCGGCGCCAACGTCGATTCCGGCAATACCGAATTCACGGGAAGAATCACGCCGCCCTCCGCAACGAACGATATAAGAGGTAGCCGCCACTGAGCAGCAGGCCCCAACCCACCACACCAATGCCAGAGCAAGACCACTCGCAGAACTTGCCGTAGGCATTGGGCACTTCCCATCCGAGGTAGGAGCCGTGCGAGAGATCCATCGGCACGCGCATCCCCGCGTACGGTCCCCAACTCGGGTACGCCACGAGGTACACATGCGAGTAGGCGTTGGGATCGCGACCGTCGGCGGCCACCGTAGCAAAGGAGCAGGGGACACCGCGCGCCTGTAGATGCGCCGCGCCATACATTGCAAAGTCGTCGCAGTCGCCTTGCGGATTCGGAAGCATGGCCTGGTCTACCGGCCGGATCAGGGTTTCGACGCACGGTCGCCACTGGCCAATCGGGACCTGGGACGCAATCGCTTCGTCGCGCGTGAAGCGCATTCCCCGTGTGCCGCTGTAGCGGTTGATGTAGTTCCACGTGTCGGCGATCGGATCGTTTGAGACTTGCGCTTGCGCCACGTCGGATGCAATCACCGGGGACCGGGCGTCCTCACCGGCGTACTGCCGCATTAAAGAGATCGTGTCCGCTACCTGTTGGTCGGGATCTTCCGACGTAGGGGTGGCCGAGTACCGCACCACACCCAGGCTGGGATGATCCATCACACCGCGCATGGGAGGCGGCAGGGAACTCATCGCACCCCGCCGCGCACGTAAACGAAAGACGCCATCTGCCGGACAGTATAGTATTGTGCGCTTGCGCCCAGCAAATAGGAATGTAATATATATAGGGATTCGCTCGAATCGAAAGGTGGCCTATGAATGATGCACTAGAAGACATCCCGTTTGCTCCGGAAGACGCAACCGAAACACTCCCAGAACCTCAAAATACGCCGAAACCACGCAAAAAACAACCCCTAAAACGAACCAAAGTTGGCCGGCCCTTCCCCTCCCCGCCTCGATCCAAGCAAAAAGACCACACCGTCCAGCCGGAGAAGTTCTTCGCCTACTGGAACGGACTCCCCAAAGAATTCGACCAGCGCCAGGTGACCTACATCCAGCGGGAGTGGCCCGTCTACAACTATTTGTTGGGCCTCACGCCAGACCAGCGGGAGGAAGTACAGCGCAACCCGAAGGCCCTCCGCAAGTACGTCAAGAAGTACATCACCAAATACATCGAGAAGTTCGAAACGGACGATTGGCGTACGGAGTTGTTGCGCCGCCACGGGTCGGGCGATTACAAGATGTTCTTGAACGACAGCGGGGAAGGCGACCTGAAAGGATCGACCGTCACCAAGACCTTCGTACAGGTGCGAGACGACGAATACCCTCCCGTGCTTGATCGTCCGGAACTCCTCGACCTAGAGGACCCGGCAAACCAATCCTATATTGAATCGCTGCGCATGCGGGGACTTTCACTGCCCGGCGAAGCACCACAGAACACCAGAGAAGAAGAGGATGACATGGCAAACGTAGCCGCAATCGAAAAGTTGACCGACGCATTAGTTGAAAGCAGCAAGGAACGGAATCGGCAGCCGCAGCAACCGGCAACGCCGGATCAGAGTTCGGTAGCGGCAGCCGAAACCATGAAGGTGATTTCTTCCGCCGCCATTCAGGGGCAGAAGATCATTACCGATGCGATGCAGACCGCGCAGCAGGTGAATGCGCAGATGCAGGACCCGATGAAGACGACCGCCAGCGTCATTGAAATGGCGAAGATGTTGCAGCCGAACCATACGCCTGCCGCCGATCCCATGGGGCCGCTGCTGATTCAGTTACTCGCCGCCGAGCGGGAGCGCGGGCAGCAGATGGTGGCGATGCAGCAGCAGATGTTCCAGATGATTCAGAAGGGAATGGAAGACCGCTTGGGATTTATGGAGCGGGAACTCCAGGCCGCGCGCGCCGTCACCGCACCGCCCGCGGCAACGCAACCCGGCGAATCGGACATGAAACTACTGGATAAACTGGTCAGCCTGCGGGACAAGTTTGACAAGTTGACCGGAGGAAACGCACCCGACATGCCGGGATGGTTACCGCCCGCTCTGCAAATTGGGGAGATGGCCATCAAGGGAGCCACGAACATCATGCACAATCTGGCGGTGCTCAAAACCGGACAAGGCCAACCGGTACCGCCGCCTGAATTGTCGGGAGAGATCGGAGCCGCTGAAGTAGTCGAAGAACAGGAGAATGACCCGATGAAGATGTATCTGACGTTGATCCGCGAGCCGCTCATGACCGCGCTGGACCAAGGACACCACGGTTATGAATTGGCCGGGGCCATCCTACACCAGTACGGAGCGGGTGCTTACAGTTGGATCACGCAAAAAGGACAGCAGGGCATTTTAGACCTATTGCAACAGGACGCCGCCATGTGGGGGGAGATTCAGAAGTTTGGAGCGCCGCGCGTAACCACATTCATTTCGGAATTCCTGGATGAGAGCGCCGCGCAAAGAGTGGCCGAGGCAATCCGGGTTGCGAAGACCAACGCCACACGACCGGCGCAACCCGTGCAGCCAAACGGAGCGGCACATCCCCAGGGACGGACGATCATTCAACCGGATGGGTCGAAGGTGAATGCGGTACATCGGGGTCCGGCTGTGGTGAAACCGGAATAGTGATTCCCAAAGCAGCCGCGATCATTCGAAGTCCGCTATAGAAGCACTGCAAAGCGGCATCCATTTGCGGGTCGGGGTAGAACACCCGGCCCGCAGCCGGATTCGGACGCCGCAATCTTCTATTGGACTTCAACGCCTTCTTCGTCTTCCTCTTCTTCATCTTCTTCCACATCCCCGACCAGTGGCGCGTCGTCTTCTTCATCCTCGTCACCTTCGAACGTGACATCCTCGTACTCGGTCGTCATCTCGGCCGCCTGGTCTACACGCAGCACGGCGGGTTGTTCTTCGTCGGGCTCCTGAATCAGACAGTAGTAGATTGCGGTTCCGATCACGAGCGTAGCCAAGTCGCCGTATTCGGCAATCGGCCCTTCGTGACCGTCCAAAGAACAGATGCGGTATTTGGTTGTTCCTGTTTCCACTCGAAAAGATGGCGTTGCCATATTTGCTCCTTATTCCGGTTGTTGTATCACAAATCTATTTTGAGGATGCGCTTGGAGTGCCCCGCATAGACAGAGACCGCCTTCCAATATGCGGCCATCGGGGCCTTGTGTTTTTTCCAGCAGAGTTCCGCACGCTCCCGCGCGTCGTGCGCAATCTCTTCCAAAAGTTCTCTCAGTGTGTCGCGGATTTCTTGAGGCAACTTCTGCAACTTCCTAGCGGACGGTAGAGCGAGTAGGGGATTCCTAACATCGGATCGTAAACTCCGTTTTCGGGTCGGGGTCAAGCGGTCGCGCGGGTTTTGGTCGTTCCAATGCGCTAATCGGCATTTGGTCGAATGGTAGGTTTGTTTGAAGCGGACCGGTGTAAATAAGAGGCGGCATTTCGGGTACGCGCAGGGGATCTGTCCTTTCGACTGCGGCTTAGCGGCTCTGCTCACTTCGTGAATACCCCCGTAGAAGCGTTATAACACGTGTTCACGGCGTTGTCCAACGCTTTTAGGCACTCGGCTACCACACCGGCCTTTTCAAGCGCCTTACCGCCAAAAGCGTTCCGCCTTTTGTTCGCCCAGGAGCGAACGTGGCCGGGAGCGCGGCGCAGCCGCCGCACGCACAGGTGTTTGTGTGTTGTGTCTGTTCTTGTGTGTAGTGTCTGTTTGTATGTGTGTGTGTATCGCGCGCGCGCGCGAGGGTTCCACAGTTTCCCCGGATGGCGGGAGATTGTGGGACGCGGCGGGAGATTGTGGGACGCGGCGGGAGATTGTGGGACGCGGCGGGAGATTGTGGGACGCGGCGGGAGATTGTGGGACGCGGCGGGAGATTGTGGGACGCGGTATTTTCTTGTCGCGCTATTGACACCTTTCGGCGCGTTATGATACAGGTATCTGAAGCGCGTCGAGCGTTTTTGGATTTCCGGGTTGGGTGCCCAGAACACCCGCCCGGAACCCTGATTCTGGCAGGGAATGATTTGAGCGACCTACCTACAAATCGAACAGCCTACAGATTCCGTGATTGGGATCGTAAATACGAAATCAAAGAAACGCGCGACTTGAAAGCAGCCCGATGGGTAGCGCTTCCGAATCGCCTGGACGGCGATTTCTATTGCGATATTGTGGCCCATGAAAACGGCGCGGCCTTCTGGGGAGTGCACGTAGCCGTAATGATGGTAGCGTCCTCCTGCCAGCCGCGCGGCACGCTGATCCGCGAAGACGGAAAACCCCACACGTCAGACACCCTCTCGAACAAAACCAAAATCAAATCCGAATTGATTCAGGCGGCCCTGGATTACTTCGTTCAGATTGAGGTGGTGGATGTGATTCCCTGGGTGTGTGCGGTTCAGATCCCGATAGAGAAGCCGCATACGAATGGAGTCGCGAAAGCGCCGGATCTGGATAAAGAGTTTGAGGTCTGGTGCGCGCGTTGGGTGGAAGCGACAGGAAAAGACACCGCGCGCGAAAAGGTTCGGCGCGAGTGGGATAAGCACGTAGCGATTCTCCCCGACCGCACCGCCTTTTACTCCTGCACGGAACGATATTTGCAATCCGGCGAAGTGGCGCGCGGAGCCATCATGAATCGGGATAAATGGATTCGCGAAAACGCCAAGGACCACTGGTCGGGAAAGTGGCCTCCGGCATCCAAACCCGTCAAGTCGAGTGAGCGGGACACACTAGTTGAAGATCTGAAGCGGATGGAGAAGAAATGAAAATCTACCTTGCCAGTAACTACACGTCGCACCCGTACATGCGGGAAGTCGCGGCCTCTTTGACCGACCTGGGCCATGAGATCACGAGCGAATGGATTCAGGGCACGCATTCCTCGCACGACCACGCGGGATACGCGGCCATCGATCTGCGCGATATCGATGCAGCCGATGCGCTCATATTTTTCTCCCAGGACTTCGAAGGATCGCGGACGCGCGGCGGGAAGCATGTCGAGTTCGGGTACGCTCTCGCGAAAAACAAACTCGTGTGCGTGGTGGGCGAGCGCAAGAACGTCTTTCACTGGATGCCTTCGGTGGTGATCTTCAACGATTTTTCCGCCTGTGTGGAAGGGTTCCGCATGGAGATTGCAAAATGACTGCCGAGCAATCCGCCGCCTTCGTCAACCGCATCGAAGACCTGGGACTACTGCACTTCCCCGCACGCCGCGGGCTCCGCATGATCGGCGGGTGGCTGCTGCCTGCGACGGAGGACCGGGCGCAACTAATGCTCCAGATATTAGGGAAGCATCGGGTGTGGCGGGAGAGTGGATTTCGCCGGATGCTCCAAGAACCCCCGGTCTTTGAAGCCATGGAGGCAGTGTATGTGTGCGGGGAGATTTGGGACGGGTCGAATGGGTTTGTACCGCTGACACCGGAGAGTATCGAACGGGTGATGGGGCAGGGGCCGGCGCGCAAGCAGTTGGCACGGTCGCGTGATGGGCAGATGGCGGAAGCGGTGCGGGATCTGGCGAAGGGCAAGGGGATGCGGAGGAAGACCACGTGATTCACGAAGCCTTCCTGCGAGCCAAGTCGCAGGACCAAACCCGCTGCGGATTCAAGCCCATCTGGATGCCGGATTTCCTGATGGACTTCCAGGCGTCCGTCACCGAGTGGGAATTGTGGAAAGGCAAGTCTGCCGCGTTCCTCGATTGTGGAATGGGTAAAACCGTGATCGAGTTGGTGTGGGCGGAAAACGTCGTCCGCAAAACGAACAAGCCGGTTCTGATCCTGGCGCCGCTGGCCGTGGTCGCGCAGACGATTGCCGAGTCCGTCAAATTCTCGATTGAAGCGCACCGGTCGAACGACGGGCAGGCGCACCCCGGAATCAACGTCACGAATTACGAAAAACTGCATCTCTTCAACCCCAACGATTTCGCGGGCGTGGTCTGTGACGAATCGAGCGCAATTAAGGCATTCGACGGGAAGCGGCGGGCGCAAGTCACCGAATTCCTGCGAACGATTCCTTATCGCCTGATGGCCACGGCCACCGCAGCTCCTAACGATTACATCGAACTGGGAACAACCAGCGAAGCCTTGGGCATCATGGGTCAAGTGGATATGCTGAACCGGTTCTTCCGCAACGACCAGAACACCTCGGACATGCGGCGACTGGTGAGGCACTCTCCGGCAGAGGGAGGACCGAAGAGCGCCGGGTGGCGTTTCAAGGGTCATGCCGAGGTCCCGTTTTGGCGCTGGACGTGTGGGTGGTCGCGCGCCGGCCGCCGGCCTTCAGATCTCGGACCATTCAGCGATGCGAAATTCGTCTTGCCGCCTTTAATTGAGCGGGAGCACATCGTGGAGACCCGCACACTGGCAGATGGTCACCTGTTCGCGCTTCCGGCCACCAACCGGGCCGAGGAACTGGAAGAGCGCCGCCGCACGATCGCGGAACGTTGTGAGAAAGCCGCGTGGCTCGTAGACACCGAGTTGCCTTTCATCATCTGGTGCCATCTGAACCCGGAAGGGGAACTACTCGAAAAACTGATTCCGGATGCGGTGCACATCTCGGGGTCGGACAAAGATGAAGTGAAAGAAGAAAAATATCAAGCGTTCCTGTCGGGGCAGGCGCGCGGCATGATCTCGAAACAAAAAATCGGCGGGTGGGGTCTCAACTGCCAGCACTGCCCGCATGTCGTCGAGTTTCCCTGGCACAGTTTTGAAGGACACTATCAGGGAGTGCGCCGCTGCTGGCGTTACGGCCAAAAGCAGACCGTCTTCAATGACATCATCGTGACCGAAGGCCAACGGGGTGCCATGGAAAACATGAAGCGCAAGGCAAAGCAGGCCGATCACATGTTCGATGCGCTCGTGGAGCACATGCACCAGGCGATGCGGATTGAATCCGGCTACACGTTCGCAAAACAGACGGAGGTTCCCGCGTGGTTATAGACCAGTTGTTGACGGATCGGTACGCGCTCTACAACGGGGATGCGCTCGAGGTCCTACCCACATTGCCGGACGGGTCGGTGCATCTGTCGATCTATTCGCCGCCGTTCGCTACCGACTCGGGCGGCGCGCTTTACCACTACTCCTCGTCCGACCGGGATCTCTCCAACTCGCGCTCGTACGCGGAGTTCTTTGAGCACTATGAATTCTTTGTGAGGGAACTCTATCGCCTCACTATGCCGGGGCGCATGACCTGCGTGCATTGCATGGACGTGCCGGGCGGCAACACGGGGTGCGATTCCTACTCCGACTTTCCGGGTCACATCATCCAGTTGCATGAAAAGATCGGCTTCCGGCAGGCCTCGCCGCGCATCAGCATTTGGAAAGAACCCCTCACGGTACGCAACCGGACGCTGACCAAATCCCTAGCGCACAAAACGATTGTGGATGACTCTTGTGACTGTTCTATGGCGGGATCGGACTACGTGCTGGTGTTTCGCAAGAAGGGCAAGAATCCGGTGCCGGTGACGCACGCGCGCGGATTGCTCTCGTATGCCGGCGAGCGGAAGATTCCCGCCGAGTTGCTGCGCTATCGCGGGTGGAAGGGCAGCCAGATTGAAAACCGGTACTCCCAGTGGATTTGGCGACAATACGCTTCTGCAATTTGGGATGACATCCGAGGGAATACGGGCACCAAAGCAGAAGGTGTTCTTCCTTACCGTGAAGCGCGGGACGCCGAAGACGAAAAGCATGTCCACCCGTTGCAACTGGATGTGATTACGCGCTGCGCTGAATTGTGGTCGAACCCCGGCGAAACCGTCCTCACTCCGTTTATGGGCGTGGGGTCGGAAGTCTACGCCGCAGTACGCGCGGGTCGCCGGGGTGTAGGTATCGAACTGAAGCCCAGTTACTACAAACAGGCCGTGCGCAACCTGGCCACAGTTCCGGAAGTGGGAGCCGAAGAGCAGAATCAGGAATCGCTGCAATTTGAAGAACGGGAACAAACCGCATGAGCATTACACTGCATCCCCGCACCGCCCAAGTGAACGCGGCCCGCGCCGTGATTGTGGAAACAGTCAACCGCGTGGCCCTGGAGTATGATCTGACCTATGCGGAACTGGCCATGATTCTATCCGGCGAGTTGCATTCCCGAATGTGTGACGCCGTAAAGCAGGAGCGGGCATGACCTCCCTTGCCCCGGTCACCCGGCAGCGCATCATCGACCGGGTACACGCTACGGGCACCTACCGGGCACACCATGACGGCGTACTGATGGAAATCGAAGCCTACCAGGACCCGGTAAGCAAGAAGTGGGGAGTAATGCTCAAAATCTGCAAAGACAAAAAGTGGGTGAAGATCCCGTGTGAGACCGTCTTTGCGGCAGTGGAAGCCTTTAATTCGTGGCTGAATGAAGAGCGCTGGAAGAGACCGGCAGAAGATCCACAACAACGATTGGAATTGGAGTAGGCCATGCGTCTGCAATTGGGAGTGAAGGCCAGCGCGGTGTTCGATGCCGAGCACATGAACCGTTTTATCCTGCGCCGCACGTGGGCTCCATCCCTTCCGAAACTCGGGTGCTGCCTCACCAACCCTTCCACCGCAAGCGAACAGATTGATGACCCGACCTTGCGCAAACTCCAGATGTTCGCGCGGCTGTGGGGGTTTGGATCAGTCGCAGTCGTGAATGCATTCCCCTGGTGTGCGACCAATCCGAAAGAGTTGCATTCCAGAAAAGAAGATTGCTTTTCGATCTGGTCGAACGAGCGTTACATTCTGGATGCCGTTAGCGATTCCGACCTGTTTCTCTGTGGATGGGGAGCGCACGCGAAGATCGATTCCCGCTCCAGGCGATTGCGGCAACTCCTGTCCAGTTCCCCGGTATACGCCTTGCGCCTGATCGGAAGCGGCGAACCGGAACACCCGCTTTATTTGCCGAAGACTCTGAAGCCGCGACGGTTCGACATGCAGTTGAATGTCCTGTGTGAAGAATTCCCGTTGCCAATAGCCGCGCGCCCTGTAATCGAAGCCAGCGGCGCACTAGTCCCAAATCAAGAAAGCCTTTAAAACTCGAAAGGACCCCCATGGCAGACGTCACGATCAACCAAGCCAAGAAACAAGCTGCAGATTTGGCCCTCAGCATCTCCGCTCTCCTCCAGGAATACGAGAAGAGCACCGGAGCCTTAATCCACTCCGTCCCTGTCATCCGCGAAAAGACGGCGGTATCGGCGCGCGTCAAGGTACAACTCCCCTAATGCCCGACCCCACCCTCTCCGAACTGGCCCAGATGCTCACGGCCCTGGGCAACAAACTGCAGCACCCGAACGTGCACCGTCCCTGGACGCAATGGTCCGAGGACGAAACCCTGCACATCATCGGCGTGTATGACAATCCGTTCCGCTGGAGGACCCGGCGCGAACATGCCGCAAACGCCATCCGCCATTTGCGCAACACCCCGAACGTGGCCCTGCATGTGGTCGAGCTCGCCCACGGCACCCGCCCCTTCGAATTAACGGGAGAACATCCGAACGACGTGCAGGTGCGAACCGATTCGGAAATGTGGCACAAGGAAAACCTCATCAATGTGGCCGCTACCCGTCTACCGGCCGATTACAAGTACGCCGGGTACTGCGACATGGACTTCCACTTCACCCGGCACGATTGGGCGCTCGAAGCGATTCACCTGTTGCAGCACCATGACTTCGTGCAACTGTTTTCGAGCTACAGCGATCTGACTCCCCAGGTACCGCACTCGAACACGGGACACCGGCCCTACCGCCTGAACTCCTCGTTTGGGTGGAACTACACGCACCAGGCGGAATTCAAGGCGCGCAAGTTGGCACAGTGCAAAAAAGACCCCTACTACGGCCTTCCCGTGCCCCAGGGAGCGCTTTTCCCCTTCGGGATGGCTCCAGGGTCCCCCGGCGGCGCCTGGGCCTGGAAACGGTCCGCCTTCGATACCGTAGGGGGATTGCTCGATACTTGCGTGCTGGGGTCTGGGGACTGGCACATGGCCTTCGGATTGATCGAAGGGACTTCCGCGCGGCTGGAGACAGAATTTACCGGGCGGGCGTACAATGCCTCCATCCGGTCATGGCAGGCGCGGGCCGCGCTGCTCTCGCGGAATATCGGGTGTGTGGATAACTTCGCGGTGCATTACTTCCACGGGACGCACGGCCGGCGCGCGTACGGCGATCGGTGGCGGATTCTAGTGAATCATGATTTTGATCCGGTACGGGACCTGGCGCGCGACTGGCAAGGGGTGTGGAGGTGGGCCGGTAACAAACCCCGGCTCCGGGACGACGTACGCAAATACTTTTTGGAACGGGATGAAGACGGCGGCGAAGCTACCGCCATGATGTAACGGGGTCGGGAAATCAAAAGCAGATGGATTCAAAAGACAATTGGCGGCGATGGCGCGACAAAGAACAGACTCACGAAGAGATGTCGGTCACGGAGCGAAAGTTAGCCGGTATCGCTTCTGCGGCTGCATCCTATGCGCGGGATATAATCCGGCTGGAAAGAACAGTCCGTCTACTGCATCGTGCTTTATTGGAGCACGCCGCTGAGGTTTCAGGAATAAGATGCTGGCATGTGACTGGTGCCGGGTTGCGGTGCCAGAAGGATGCCTTTTTGGATGGGATGTGTGGTCAACACTGGAATATCGTCTATGGTCATGCCTGGATTGGGCCGAACGTCATCGGGTTAAGAAAGTGTAAGTTGTGTGGCGCATCCCCAACCGGAGAAGAAAGAACAATTTGTAAACGAAAGGAGTATTATGAAATCGCCGAAAAAAGTAACCAAATCCGCACCCGTAAAGGACACAACGGGTCTGCGAACGATCAACGATCTGATGATGAGCGTGGAGTTGGAAATCGACTCTCTGAAGGATGGATCACTGAGCGAAGCGCGGGCGCGAGTGATTGCCAAGAATCGGGACATCCAACTGAGGGCCTTCGAACTGGTATTGAACGCGGCCAAACTCGAAGCAAAGTTGCGACCGGAGTTGACGCGCCGACTCGGGTTGCCTCCGATATCCCCGACCGTAGACGCAAAGATCCTGCAGTAAACTGCTGCTTCTGCGGTGGACGATTAGCGCCATTTGGGAAAACCCGCAATGGTAATAGCAGGTGGCGCTGCGGGTCCTGTAAGAAAACCAGTGTTCGCATGGTTGTGCGAAAAACGCCGGACAAAAGAAGGGTCTGCTTGTCTCAGCAACAAACGATACAAGCGCAAAAGTCCGCCAACGCTGGCGCATCTCTCCGAGAAATTGCAGCGGCGGCGGGAATCAGCAAAAGCAGTGCTGTATTCTTCTACCGCGCTGCGCGACAGAACCGCGAGATACTCTGTGGCTGTGGGAAGACGGCGGGGCATCGCGGATGGTGCAGTTTCCGATATTCCCGTAGCAAGAAGCGGCAAGCCACTATCGCCGCGATGAAAAACGAAAGGACGCACAAACGATGAACTACTTTTTACTCGCTCTCCAATACCTGCCCTACGTGCTGAATGGCGTGGTGGCGGTCGAAGGGGCGCTGCACGGGCAGCCGGGCGCGACCAAGAAACAGGCAGTCCTGACTGCCGTAACCGCCGCTACCGCGGTAGGAGAAAAGGTTCCGGAAGCGCATGTGGCGCTGGTCAGCCATCTGATTGACCAGACCGTCACCATGCTCAACACCTCCGGAGTTTTCACAAAAGGAACCAAAGCATGAACAGCGAACAATTCGTACCCACCTACCGGGACGATGTGACCGTTACTGTGGGAGACGCGCCGCCGACTCCCATTCACCCGTGGTATTGCGCCACAGACCAATGCGCCACAGATCTGGCATCGGTACTTTCCGACCTGTCGCCGGCAATTGTCGAGGACTGGCCGTTCGGCTACCAGATGGGCGGGCCGGTCGTGGTGTCATCCAAGGTGCCGTTCTTTGACATCCAAGTGGAAGCTGTGAAGGTGCACTTGAACGTGGGGCAGCTCGCGCAGTTGTGGAGTCATGGGTATCCGCCGTCTGTCGCGGAAGCGGCCGCGCGGCAGCAGATTCAATTGACGGCACAAGGGAAGTAGCAGGGACACACACCGAGGGGGAAGGGGAGCGGCGATCCTGGGGTTGCAGGGCCGCTCCCCTTTTCATTGCTCTGTAATTGAGACTATGGCGTTTTGTTCCTGGGTCGCGCCGCCACATCCGCAGCCGCCCCAATCGTATTTGTCAAACTTCTCTCCGGATTGGATGCGGATTCGAAGGTCTGCCAGCCAGAGGGGTTTGTAGAAGCCACCGCGCCGGTCTTTCAGGATAGAAAACGGCTTGATACCGCGCCTTTCCAGTTCCACCTTGGTTGATTGCTCTTCTACTTCCCATTCCAGGTAGCGACTCGGCAGTACGTGATACAGGTGAACCCAATGCGAGATGCCAGCCCGTACGCATCGCCCGCCGCAGTTGTTGTGCGGAAATCCCAATCCGTACAGCCGGGGAATCGGCATTCCAATGGCGCGTGCCTCCCGTTCCATCTGGCATTTGTCCCAGAGGGGAGAATCACACATCGGCGCTTCAATCCGCCAGTCTGGACGCTCCGCGCGAAGATCTTTCAGGCGGTTTTCTTCTGTCCAGTCGAATCCGACGTAGATTGTTGCCGGGCGCTTGTCATTGATATCGAATAGGGATTCCTGCTGTTCCTCTGTGGCGCTTACACAATGGGCCGCGTGCCATTCGTCCAGCGGTTCGCGCTTCAAATAAATCGAGCAGATGGGAAAGCGCGAGTTGCCGATTAAACCCTGGCTTCGGAACAACTCCCATGGGGTCACGCCAAGAGAAATCCGCGTGATCGGAACTCCCAGATATTGCGCGGCGCGCTCGTTGAATTCATAAAGTTCCTCATCTTCGATGAGCGTATCGGCAAATAGCAGCGTGAGGTCCGAGGTCCCATGCTTCTCGGCCACCCGTACCGCACTCCAGAACGAGCACAACCCGCCGCTAAAGTTCTGGACGTGCATCATGCGCTTCATTTTCGTGTTGCCTGTCGGATCGGTTCGAACAGCAGATCTTGAAACACCTGCGCCAATTCCCGTACCGCCTGCTCGCGCGTCGGAGCCGTGCAGACAATCCCCTCCGTGCTGATGGACATCACATGCGGCTCCACCGTTCCATCCGTCCATACTTCTTTCCAGCGCATCAGTGTGGGACCGAGGGCCGCGCGGAATCCTTCGGGCGTGTCGGAGACGTGAACTTCAAGGATGGTCATTGGAGCGTACCCCGCAAGATGCGCCACGCAAGACGGAGACGCAGTTTCCACCAAACCTGCCTGCCATTGCAGATTGCTCCGATGATTGGAAGCGCCCAACTGAAACCACCGTTAGGGTCTCTGCCTCCCGCACAACCTCGGCACATACACGCGGAAGTCCTCCAGTTCCCTTCCGCATCCGTTATCGTCACCTGGAACATTTCATCATCCCCGCCATGAGACCCGCCACAACGCCAGCACATCCACGAACTTGCCCAAACGCTGCGTACTTGAATCACTTCCGCTCCTTCCTGCGTGCCAGTAGATTCCTGGGAATCGCCTGATAGTACTCCGCTTCCAAATACGCCTGAGACAAAGGGCACACCAGCAGGAACCCGTAGTTCCGCTCCGTTGCGTGAATCTCGGCAATCGACTTCGATACCGACCACACCCCCATGCCCATCAAGGACAAGCGGAAGGGGATATCCCACATCTGGCAGGCGGTCTCCAACTGCAATAGGCTGGTCGTTCGCATGGCCGCGCGCATCAGACCGTGCATGTCCGCTTCCGGATGCCGGGGGAAGTGTACGATACCGCCGTAGGTGGTGCCCTTCATGGTCGGATCGGAGCGGCGAGTATGGTCCCGCCGTTGTCTTTCAGGTCATGCCGTCGCGCGTGGAACTCGCAGAAGTATCCCGAGAGTCCCGATGCCCCACCGGCGCATTCTTCGCAGAAATGGGTTACAGGCGATCCACATTCATATCGGCACTTCGGGCCACCTGGATCATGCGGTGTGTTGGGGTCTCTTGCGTCAGGTAGCAGCATGGCGTTTCAACTCGGTTGGATGATGCGTGGTGCCGGCTGTTGCGCCTGCTGCTGCAACTCCATGGAGCGCTGCTGCATCTGCCCGAACCCGCTCAATACCCCTTCAATCAGAATCGCCAGTGGCTCATGGGCGATGTAGCAGACCATCGTACCCGGCTGCCCGGTCTGGGAGTTGTGGGCGCCGATGTTGAAGGCGTGCACTAGTTCTCCGGCGAGTAGTCCTTTGATCGCGGTGCGCAACTCGGGGCGGAGCGCGTCTATCAGGGAATCAATCTGCTGGTCGGTCATAACTCTTCTTCGTCCTCGTAAAAACCATCGTCCTCGTCATCTTTCTCTTTGGTATTCCAGCTTGCGATTTCTGCTTCGGTCATCGCGCGCCGTCCCGTCATTGCCAGCATCGCCGGGGACATCAGGAACTGCCCCTCCGGGTTGCGGAAGTCCACCGATAGGGAAGTTCCGGCCGCAACGAAAAGGTCAGGCATGACAGGGAAACTGCTGAAGGGTCCCGTGAACATTCCGGGCATTGCCATTTCAAAAAGTAACTTGCCGCTCTCCCGCACGGCTACGCGCGTTCCTTCCGGCATGGTCCACTGGATGTGCGACATCCAAAAGTCCCGGTCTACCGCCAGTTCCAAAGTGTAGGTCTTGTCGCCGCGCATCTCGGTGGCAAAGCAATAGGTGTAGTGCTGCCACCATTGCTCCGGCGTTTTCGCGGGTGGTGCGATTGCCTGCTGTGGATCTTCCGGAATGGCGGCTGCTGCGGCTGCCCCGAACAAGGCTCCGATAAAAGCGCGGCGGTTCACTGGGTTCCTTTTATCTGACGGATGATTTCTTGAATCACCTCTACCGTCAGCGGGTCTTTCCCATTGATAAATGGACTGACCAAATCATGATAGGTGCTGGTGCATGTCCAAGTGCTAGGCGCGCGTTTCCGCATCAGCCGCAGTTGATGCAGAACGGTTTCAGGAAGCCGATTCACTTTCGAATTCCTCCACGTATTGGCATTCCGGATTCTGGCACTGTCGCGCGGTAGCGCTGCTGCCCGGTCTCCGGGGTGGCATGGTGCTCTGCTGGCACTTCGGACAGGTGTTCACGGCTTCGGCACCTCGCGCAAATTCAGCGCATCCTGCACCATCACGGTAGGCCCGTCACATGTCTGATCCGGACACACCAGAGTTTCCGTTTGCACCCCATCCAGGTTGCGCCACTTCACCCGGCACCACTTTCCCCAGAAGGTCTTCTTGCACTGCAAGCATTGGAAGCGGGAGAGCATCTGGCGTTTCCAGTGCTGCATCATCCTCTGCCGCTCGGCGTCCCGCTCTTTCAGGAGCTCGTATTCCTTACCGCTGGTCTCATTCACCAGGGGTTGTGGGGCAACGCCGGGGATGTGGATGGTGCCGGTTTCATGGTCGATCCAGACTTCATCGGGGCGGCCGGGGTTCTTGCCGGCGAAGTGCAAATCCATTGAGAGCCTACTTTCCCACCACCGGAACCGCTTGCGATCCGAGGAATACGGAGCAGTTGGATTTGCTCGCGCACATCTTGATTTTTTCCAACTCCACGAACTGTTGGGAGGTGAGGCCCATTTTTTCCTGATAGGCTTTATCGGCAATAGCGCGGCTTTCTTCGGCGGCTCGGCGAGCGTCCTCGGCCAGTTTCTTTTGCGCCTCCGTCTTGATACGCTGCTGTTGCTCGGCGGTTCCCTTGATGGCGTCGATTACCTGGGTGGGCGGGCTGACGCGCCCTACGGTCACTTCCAGGCACTTTACCGGTATGCTCTGATTGAGAAGGTATTGCGAGAGTTCTTTCTGAACGTCCGATTCCAAATCCTTCACGCTTGCCTGATTGATTGCGAGGTCCGTCATTGAATAACTTTTGGCAGCATTCCGGGTGAAGTTCTGGAACTGGCGCTGCACATTGTTCTTGTACCACTCAATCCCAAACCGGCGAATCAAATCCACGGTGTTGGTGATCTGCATTCGCGGCACGGCGTGAAAACTCATCGGCACGTTGTCTTTCGACATCATGTCTTCGAACGCCTCATCGAATCGAATCGGCTGTGTGTTGACCATGATCGCCTCGGTACTGGAAGCGACGATCTGTGATCCGGTGGTGACCGGCGTCGGGTCCACCCCGCCATGGCCAAAGAACCACGGTTTTTCTACCAACACCGCCTCATGACCGGCGTCGGGAGAAACATACCCGCAACCGATCGCGCTGATACTCAATACTGCCACCAACGTTTTGCGTTTCATTGCTCTTTTATTCCTCCGGTCCAATATGCGCTACCGAGGCTTCGAATTGCATCAGACGGTCCTGGTCTACCAAGTCCGAATCCCCGCGCACTAGATTCAAGATGTGCAGCACTTCCAATTTACTGAAGGTCTCTTTTCCCGATGCTGTAAACAGGTCGCTCAAGTAGTCCATCGTAATGGCAAAGGTGGCGGTCGATTCTTCGGTGTCGAAGGCGGGCAAGGGAAGATTCATTGGGGCAACCCTCCCGTCTTCTTTGCGATCTCGTAGGCGTCCCCGTAATAGAATTCGGCGATGGCCTTGCAGTGGTGAGCGACCCATTCAATCCAGGTGAACAGGCCGGGGTGCGGGTCGGCAAGCAACTGTTGCAACTTGTCCACGTGCTCTTTCAACTCTTCCAGTTTCATTGGGGCAACTCCCGTGCTAGCGCTGACCACCGGTCAATGACGGTTTGCGCTGTGATGTATCGGTACTCGTTGTTGTGCTCGGTGCATTCCTGCACGGCTTCCAACAGCGCCTCGCGGATCTGCTGCAACTGCTCTTTGCTGACGGTCATTCGCCGGCCCTCCGTTTCCATTGTTCGCGGCTACGCTGGTCCGCGCGATTCAGGCACCAGACTGCCAAGCGCATCCACGCGACGAACACCAGAACCACGGCTCCTGCGATACCACCCGCTTGTAGCCATACCGTAGCGGACGTATGGGTCAGAAAATGCCACTGCTGGTGCAGAGTGAAGGCCGCGAGTGACAACAGCGGCACCAAGATAATCGCGAGTCCGGCAATGCCCCATCGGTTCATTCGCCCACCTTCCCATTCCCGAGTCCCCGGCGCTTCAACTCCTCCATGATGGCGTACGCCGCGTCACCTGGAGTACCTCGAAATCGGCGCGCTCCCTCTTCCGGCCAGAGAAAACATGCGATTGCTTCTAGGCATTGGGCGTGCTGCTCAATGAGGTCCAATCCGTCATCTTTCGCAGTCTCCAAATGTTCCGCGTAGTGCATCAGGGCGCGCTGGATGAGATCGGGATTCACGCGGCCTCCTGCGCCGGAGCGGGCGTGCGAGTCGGCAGGATGGATAGGCTCTTGACCCACTCGCGAACCTTCGAAGACTGCGGCGGGCGCAGGTCACAGGTCCCCATCCACTGATTGGCGATATCGCCAAAGAACCATACCGGGTAAGCCCATCCCAAACTGCAGGCAACAGGCAGAATCAGCGCGGCGCAGAGCGAAAACTTTCTGGCCTTGATGCCCTCTATCCGTCTACGGTTGCGCATCCCCATGTGGGCGTCGCGGCGGATGTCATTGTCCGTGGGGTTTCCGAAAAACAACTCGTAAACTCGGCACAGGAGGATCAGACTTTTGAACCAAGTGCTGGCGTCCCAGTGAGACCGCAAGTCGGCTACGATCAGCCACAGAATCCCAATCGCCGACACGATGCACATCAGATTTGCCTGCTGCAGCGCGTCCGGCCCAATCCACAATTGCACCCGGTCAGTAATTATCTGGCATCGATCCAGCATCCAGCTATCCACCCGGTCCAGCATCACCCCTCCGACTTCTCGCCCGCGCGCGCCTTCAGCCACTCAATCCCCTTCACGGGATCGGAAATCGACAACGGCAACCCGGCTCCGCGCAACGCCTCCATTACATTGTTCCGCTCCTCCTGCATCAGGGCGGTCACTTCAATCAACCGGGTGGTGGTCTGCGCCGATACCCACATGCCAAAGAAGTATTCGTGAATCCGGTTGCCCATGAGGAGTACCACTTCCTCTCGGCTGTCGGCCAGAACGCGTAAAACCTGGGTGCGGTGCCAGTCCAGTTGCAGAATATGCACCGTGTCCCCTTCCCACGGGCGGCGCCGTTGCTCTTCGTCCTGCATTGCCGGTACGAAGTGGCCTTCCCGCTGGAAGGTGGCGAGGTCCTTGGTTTCGTAGGAACACTCGAAAGAACGGGCTACTTGAACAGTATCGGGCATTAGAATTCAACCTCCGGGGAGTTCTCGCAATCGTCGTCGTGACCATCGTCGGGATTGCCGTTGCAGCACGTGTAGTCCCGCGACTCGGGAGGTGCCAGTACGTGGCCCGGTGGCAGGTCAATCACTTTCAAGGGCCGGTGCGTCCCGTTCTCGATGGCTTTGAGCGCGGCGGCTTCCGAGCACGGCACGATGCGGTAGATGGACCCCGCGCCAATCAGTACCGATCCACCCGGTACCGCAGGACGCTGCACTTTGGTGCCGACCGGGGCTAACTGGCTGCCGATCCACTCCGGCGCTTCCAAAGTCCACTCGCGCTCTGGAAGTTCTGGGGTGTCGATGCGGAACAGTACGGCCTGTCCGTAGGCTTCGGTCCTCACATACCCGATGTGCACTTGGTGCCCCATGACTTCGACGCGGGCATAGCCATTGAAGGATGCTTGGGATTGTTCGGTCATCGTCTCGTCCTTTTGACCACGCGCGGCCGGCGCTTCGGTCCATTCTCCTGAATCCAGAATCGGTAGCCCATCTCTTGCAATGCGACATCCGCCAGGCGCGCGGCCAGCAATACCGCTTCGGTGGCCTGGTCTTCCTTGGGCAGATGTACTAAGGTGGTGTCCCCTTTTTCTTGCTGGTCTCCCAACTGTCCCAGGAAGCACCCGGAGTAGTCGGCCAGTAGATCCATCCAGAAGTCCCGTTCTTTGGCTCCCCACTTGGGGAAGCGCGGGCGCTGGTCGGTCTCGAGAATTGGTGCGCTGTCGCTCATGCGGCCTCTTCGTGAAAGATGCAGCGTTCGAGTGTGGCGCGGTACAGGGTTTCTCCGGTCAGGCGTCTGCGATTGTTTCGCAAGGGGAATCGATCCAGTTGGATGGCTCCCCAACTCTCCGTGCCGAACGAGTTCAGCCACGCAATCACGGCGGCGTCATCCCCGTTCGGAAAGGTCGCGCGGCGCACATCGTACTCGTAGGTGACCTTCATCTCTTGCGGCCCTTCTTCTTGTCTGGATTCGCCTCGTAGTATTTGCGCCAGCGTTCCTTGATGGCCCGTCGCGCGGCCTTCGATCGCTGCGCAGGCGTCATGGAAACAGCACGAGCCGTCCCGCCCTTCTTGCCGAGCGCAACCGCGTTTGGGTCCTTCTGTGGCGTCACCATTCCTAGCAGTACGAATCGTAGCCGATTGCATACGCGCCGTCAAGTACCAACTGAAAATTAACCGAGTGTATGGTACGCCGGGTGAAAAGCGCCGGTAGATTTTCTGTTGACATACGTAGCGCTCCGAAGTAGGATGAATTTGTGCCGAGCGTACCCAATCCCGTCATTGAGAAAATCCGCAAACTGCAAGCGCTCGCCGAACGCGCGGGGACTGAAGCGGAAGCGGCGAATGCAGCGGCGCGGGTGCGCGAGTTACTGGAAAAGCACAATCTGGACATCGGCACCGTACAACTGGAAGCGGAGCCGGGATGCGAGCAAGTGTCCCATGCGATTGGAAAACGCAAGCCACATTACAACGTGGTAGCCCGAACGCTTTGTGATCTCTTTGACGTGGAGTGCTTCTGGGTAGGCAAGGGATCGAAATGGCGCGTGGCATTTGTTGGATTGGAAGCCAATGTGGAAACCGCGCGCCTCACGTTCCACTGGTTACTGGAATCGATTGAAGCGCTGCTGGAAGGCTGGAAGAAAACCCGGCACATCGGCGAAGGATTCCTGTTCGGTTGCAAGCCATTCGATAAGGATGAGTACGTGGCATTTCGGAATGGGGCGGCGATGCGGATTCGGGATCTGGCTATGGAGCGGAAGCGGGCAGCCATGCGGGCATCGCAATCCATGGAATTGGTGCGGATCGGGAATGCGGTTGCCAAGCGGATGGTAGAACAGTTGGAATTTCGCGGGACGTACGATCCCAGTGTGAAGCCTGCGAAGAAAGCGGAGTTGGCATTTCGAGAGGGGTACCGGCAAGGATCGCGAGTGGATTTCGAAGGCGCGCACGAGGGCCGGATGATTCGAGGGAAAGAATGAAACTCTTCAAAGTGGAAGTGGTGCTGACCTGCCCGTCTGATTGGACGGAGGAAAAGGCGCGAGAGTATATCCATCGGATCGCCGTGACACCAGCGGAACGCGCGACGGTTCGAATCCGGCATGAAGGCGAGTTGGGCGAACGCCTGTTCTATATCCGCAATCGCTGGTTCTGCGGAGATTGTTTGGTTTGGTGGCGTGCAGGTGGCAGTGGGTACACCACTGATTTGCGGGAAGCCTGGGCGGTTCCGGAATCGCAGGCGGCCTTTATCTGCACTCAACGTCCCAAAGAAGACCGGGCGTACCCCAAAGATGAAGTGGATGCCGTCACCGCCCAACATGCCAACAGTGAGCATCCCTACTTTCATGATGGAGTTTGGTAAATGGAGCGTGTCTTTGGTATCCGCAGTGAGCGCATCTACGTGGCAGAAAAGCCGGTACGGGATGAGCGCTACAAAGCCTTCGTGCGGTCGCTCCCTTCGGCAGTGTCGGGGCGGTACGGGTGTGATGCCTGTCATACGGGGCCACATGGAATTGGCTCTAAATCCTCGGACCTGTCGTGCATTCCACTGACGCGCAAAGAACATCGGGAGTTCGATCAGGACCCACGGGGATTTGCCGAGCGGCACGGATTGGATGTGCCTGCACTGGTAGAGCGATTGAATCGGGCGTACGAGATCAAGACGGGAAAGAGGGCAGCATGAAGCCTCTGGTGATTTCGGTACTATTCCAGCAGATAGTAGGGACTCTGTTCTGGGTCTTTGTCATCTGCTTTTTCGCCCTGATTATCTGGATTGAGGCGGAAGAGACGGTAGAGTCTGCGAAAGTTACCGGTAGCTCTGATGTCAACCGCACTTCTATTCCGAAGTGGATTCTTGGGCAGATGGTCGTTCACCTAATTCTCTTCCTGTCTGTCTATTTGATTGGCAAGATTTGGGGATGGTGGTAAATGGCAGCCTCGCATCACTTTGACGAAACACCCGCGCAGAAAGCGCGGCGTCGGGAGCTGGAACAACGCGACGATGCCCTGATGCATTACCCGGTGTACCACGAGCCACCGTCCATCGAATTGGCCGGCGATTTAATGAATGGGGATCACGAAAGGGATTTGGGACGATGAAACAAACAACGAAGAAGAAGACGACCAAACAGAAGCCAGCAGGCAAACAGACGGAGGCACGTACGCAGCCGTTTGAGATTGGCCGCGCGTATTTCTTGCGCACGGTCACTTACCACCTCACTGGACGTGTGGTGCAGATTATCGGGCGCTTCCTGGTATTGGAAGATGCCGCATGGATCGCCGACAGTGGCAGATTCGCAGATGCACTGAAAACTGGAAGCCTGAATGAGGTAGAACCCGTTGGGGAAGCAATCGTCAATGCCGACACGATAGCCGATGCTTTCCCGTGGAAGCACGCGCTTCCGAGGACGCAGAAATGAACGCCGCTGTAGTCGAGCGGTCGCGGTCGTGGTCGTGGTCGCGGTCGGGGTCGCGGTCGTGGTCGCGGTCGTGGTCGCGGTCGGGGTCGCGGTCGGGGTCGTGGTCGGGGTCGTGGTCGCGGTCGCGGTCGCGGTCGTGGTCGTGGTCGCGGTCGCGGTCGTGGTCGTGGTCGTGGTCGCGGTCATTCTAAGAAAAAAAATGGAGCACGGCGGGCGCAAGCCCGCTCGTGCGTAGCCTGAGAGACGCTGGAGATGATGCGCGAAAACTTGCTGCTGGTGCACTACGCCGTGGGTCGCATGAATGGTGGGAACGTGCACAAGGGCACGGCTATCCTACGGTCCTACCAGAATGCCTTGGAACTGGTGAATGATCCGAGGAACCGGAAAGCGCAAGCGGACGCGCGGCGGATGGTGTTCGCTGCAGAAGCGGAGCTGCGGGAGTTTGCGTATGGCGGGGCCTGAGATTGCAGAGAAGTGTCAAGTTTGCGGGTCCATGGTGGAGCGCGCTTGGGATGGGGAGTTGCAGTTGTATGTGGGGGAGTGCTGCACCACATGGAAACCGCGATTGTTTGTTGTCCCTGAGAGGAAGCCTCTTTCGCGAGAGGGCGAAGTAGGAATTGGACAGAGGAGGAATGCCGCGTGAACACTGAGGTGGTACCTCGCATGATTCCAAATCCCGCGTGGAGCGAATCGGAAGAAGCGAAGCTCATCAAGCAGTTAACAATAGACGACATGGTGCGCCGCCGCGAATGCCCAGAGGATGCGTTTCCAGAAGAATACGGCAAAGAGATTCCAGCCGATGGCGCTTGGATCTTGCTGCTATCAACAGTGACGGTCGGCAGGATGGTAGGCGAAACTACCCAGGTAATTTCGGTTCCCCGCCTTTCGATGTGGTTTGCAAAGCCGCATACATCTAACGCACGCGTACTCTTGCATGATCTCGGAATCAAGCGGCGGAAGGATCGGCAGTATACCCACTTGCATCAGGCTGTCATCAATACGCCGGACGGTGCGGTGCATGTATGGCCGCACGAGTTCACAAAGATCGATATCGGCGGGTTCCTGGAATTCTGCGACGACGACGGGTTGTTTATTCACTACCTGAGCGACGAAGCGCACATTGACAAAAGCGCCCTATTTTATCTTCGAAGCCGGGGCATTTCGAAGGCCGATGCGCAGCGGATGCTGCTAGGAACGCTTCGCAACTCCAACTACTGCTATTTTACACTCGCTCCCGAGATCATGGAAGCGTTTGATGAGGGTACAGGATCGCCGTATTTGTACCCCGTGAACCATGCCCGGCGAGCCCAATCGATCAAGATGAGAACAGGACCCCGCGATGACCGATAAATCCCCGCGCCTCGCGATCCTGATCGAACCAACCGCGTATGGCACGTACTTGGTAACGGCCATGATGCGTTGCTCCAATTTCTCACTGGCGGTGCTGGTGATGCCGGAGCCGGGTGCGGTGGTATTCGGGGATCTGGATATTGACGAGGTGCGGAATTTGAAGAGCATCCCGGTAACAGTGATTGAATCCGGGGTGGCTGTAAGCGATTGTGGAATCCCCGGACGCGCGGTGGGCCGGCTGAAAGAGGCAATGCTTGCGGATGAATGATCTGCTGTTCTGGCTGCCCCGCTGTGCGAAGTGTACGCGCCGGGTGCGAGTCTTCCATCTCGGGATGTGCTTCGACTGCTGTATGGATGAGCAGGAAGCGCTGATGTGGGAGCGCCTGATTGAAGCCATCGACAGGGCGCGGGAGGTGCTGTCCCGCATGGCCGTCTTGTGCAAATGAAAATCTGATGGCGACTGGCGTACGTTGGTGGTGAAAGCGCGCCATATCCCCAGATTGTTCAAACCATAAAGTTTGTGAGGTAGAAACGCGATGAATAACAACCTAGTCCACTTTGAACCGAACATTCCCCAGGAAGTTTGCTTGCAGTACGCGGACGGATTGAACGTTACCGGCCGCTACGGACCCCAGGTCCTCTACACGCTGATGGACGGACGCCGAATGTACGTGTCGGAATCAGTTGCCGCCTCCATCCGCAACTCGGGATTCAAGCCCGGCATCCCCTTTTCGATTACCAAGCGGGTAGGGCCGAACAATCACACCCGGTGGGATGTCAACCCGGTAACCACACGGGAAGAAGAGATGGAGCCCACGTTGCAGCGGTCGGTCGCCGCGGCGCGCAAGCCGGTGGCCTCGCAGCAGTCCCAGTCCCAACCGCAGATGCGCGGCACGGGCACATATGGTCCAGCGCCGCAACCCGCCGCTCGCCCCGTGGCGTCTCCCGTCCCTCCCATGAAAGTGCCGCTCAATGTGGCATTCGGGGAAATCGTTTCCTTAGTCTCCAACGAATTGAAGGCTCGCGGAGAACAGTGGGATGACCAGGCGCGGCAGGCTGCTGTCTGCACCATTCTGATTCAGGCGGCACGGGACGGATACTGCACCATGTGGGAGCGCGGCAATGCCCAAAAGTAATGGGCGTCCCGCGAATCGGCGGCGCAAGTCCCCACGTGTCGATAGTCGCCAGGCGCAGTGCTCATGTGGGGCGAAGGCTACCAAGTACGGGAAGTGCATCCGCTGTCTGGATGTCCCGCTGACGCGCATCATGCTTCAGGCGCACGGCATCTACCTGCCTTCCCGTAAAGAACGCCGGCAGATGGCGGAAAGCGGGGTGTCCCTGTAATGGCCAACACTCGCTCCGACCGATGCGTGGATTGTGGCCGATCCAAAGACCTCCACGGCCCCGACTTGAAGTGTCCTGTTTCCGATCAGGGCCACTTTTCAAACGGTTACTTCGCCACCATGAATTTGCCAGAGGGCAAGACGTGCGGGGACTGCCGATTCTTTTCGCACTGCGCGGTGATGGTCGGCGCGGAAGCGGCCAATGAGCGGTGCGACTGGTACCCGGTGCGCTTTGTGGGGCGTGTCTGATGGCCGCGAAACTCCTCCGCAAACTGGCGGAATTCCCGGAACCCGACCGCCAACCCACAGGCCGCTGGCCGATTCTCCGCACCCACCTGAACGGATTGGGCATCGAACCCCGCGTGTACCTGACCCGTGAAGACTCCATCGCGATCTACGTCCATGCCCGCTATTTGGATCAGGCCAAGCGCTTGCTCTCCGAGGTAATGAGGTGCCGCTGATGGAATACTTCGTGCAAGCAACCACGGCCAACGCGCGGCCGATCAAGGCCACGAATCTGGACGCCTACTTTCAAGGCGTGCAGGAAATCCTGGGATACGAACGGCTGGAAGCGCAGCGGCGCTTGGATGCCGGCGAAACCTTGCGGAATCCCCATGTCCGATTCTTTGCCCGTGCCTTGGGAGTCCTGTCTTTGCGCAAGCGGAGAGCGGAATACATGCGAAGGGAACCTGAGGGGCCGGTGATGTGAGTACCCCGGTCTGCCGCTCTTGCGGTCGCAACTACTGGCGCTACTCGAACATGTTCTGGCCGCGCGGCTACTGCTCGGTCCCGTGTTGGGAAGCGCGGAAAAAGAAAGAGCCGGAGCGGGAGACGGCGTGGGATGCAGTGGAAGCCATGCGGCTGCACCGCTGGCAAGTGCATGGCTCCAAGGATCTGACCGCGTGGTACGACTGCACCACGTGCGAAATGCTGGAAGGGCAGTACGCGAGGGCGCAAAACGAATGAGTCTCAATTCTCCGATTGAATGGACGCAGGCCACGTGGAACCCCACTCTCGGCTGTTCGAAGTGCAGCGCCGGGTGCAAACTTTGCTACGCCATCAAAGTGGTGCATCGGCTGGCCAGCAATCCCAATCCAAAGATTGCAGCGGCGAACGCGGGGTTGACGGTAATCCAGAATGGGCAGGTGAATTGGACGGGAAAGGTGCGGATGGTGCCGGCGCGCCTGTGTATTCCGTTGCGGCGCAAGAAACCCACCACCTACTTTGTGAATTCGCTTTCCGATCTATTCCACCCGTCGCTTTCAGATGAGGACATTGCTGAAGTGTTCAAGGTGATGCACCGCGCGAACTGGCATCGGTTCCAGGTCTTGACGAAGCATGGGGAGACGGACGCGCGGCTGCCCGCGATCATGAAGCGAATCTTTGCCACGTTCGGGCCGATGCCACATGTTTGGTTCGGGGTGTCGGTGGAGGACCGGGCGCACTTGGGCCGCATCGATCTATTGCGGAACCTCCCGCGAACTTTCGAATGCCCGCCGATGTCCGCTTCGTTTGAGATTGCGCCGGTTCGCTTCCTGAGTTTGGAGCCGCTGCTGGAAGACCTCGGACCCCTGGATCTAACGGGCATCCACTGGGTGATTGTGGGCGGGGAGTCGGGCGGGAAGGGCGCGCGTCCGATGCGTCCCGCTTGGGTGCGGTCCATCCGGGATCAGTGCATCGCGGCGGGCGTCCCGTTTTTCTTCAAGCAATGGGGAGTGTGGACGCCGGGTGAGAACGTTGATAGGCAAAAGGGCATTGTCCAGACGGCCACGCTATTCGATGGGCACTGGATCTTTAGCCGCGAAAGCCTCGCCCGCACCGATGGCCATGTTGACGATCAACCGGATCTCTATCGGGTTGGCAAGAAATCCGCCGGCCGCTTGCTGGATGGCCGCGAGTGGAATGAGATGCCCCGATGAACTTCTACGACGCACGCAACCACGAACTGATACCCAGGCAGGAGTACGAGAGGCGCTACGGCAAGTGGGCAGTGCTCTGGTGTCGCGTGAGGATGCCGTACTGGAAACTCCTGCGATGGATGGCGAATTGGGATCTCGCGTTCAAGAACCGCTACTTCGACCGCAGTCGCGCGGAGCATCCGGAGCGTTACATCCAATGAAACAGCCACTCTTTTGGATCGTGTTGCACTCGACCACCAGTCTTTCGTGGGAACACGCGGGCGAGTTTCATATCTTGATCCCCAGGTGATCGCACGGGGCATCCGTCAAATCCTGTGACACTCCCAAATACCGCTCGGTAGTCTGAATCGACGCATGCCCCAAACTCAATTGGATCTGTTCCAATGCGGCCTTCCCCTTGTGTGCCAACTTCGCGAATGTCCTCCGCAGGTCGTGCGGCGCGATCGCGGGCAGATCCGCTTGTGCGGCATACTTCTTCACCACATCAAAAATGGATTGTGCCGTCATCGAATCCCCTGAGATCCGGTCCCCCTGCACTGCTCGAAACAGCACGCTACCGGACGAAAAGTCGCAGGCCCCTTCCGCTACCCATTCATCGATTGCCAACTTGGACCAGCTCGGCATGGGAATGGTCCGTACCCGGTTGCCTTTTCCTTGGATGTCCACAATCACCCACCGGGCCTCCCGCATTTGTATGTGATCCAGGGTCAGCCGCGCGGCCTCTTCCCGTCGCAACCCGCACCCGATCAGCACTGCAAGTATCGCCCGGTCCCGCTTACCGCGGAGTGTCTCGGGGTCCGGCGTCCCCAACAACTGCTCGGCCTGCTGCAGCGTTAACCAATTCCCTGTCCGTACCCCATGCTTCTTGGCTCCCGCGATCCGCAGGATTCCTGCTGCCAAGTTTGGGTCCAGCATCCCATTGTCCACTGCCTCCACGACCAGCCGGCGCACGGCACACAAGCGCAAGTTTACGGTGGAGGGAGAAAGGCCCGATTCCAGCAAATAGGAGCGGTAGGATTGCACCGAAGCTCGGGTGAGGCCTTGTGCTGGCTGGTTGGCATGAAACCAGGCGAGAAAGGTCTGCAAAGCGCGGGAATAGGCTCTCTTGGATTGGGGAGAGTTGAGGGAGTCCAAGACCAACTGAATGATTTTCTGTTGAACAATCTGGGGATATGGCGCGCTGTTACCTCGGGTGAGCGCAACTTGCGGGGTGGGGGAATCCGTCATGCAACACCATGCAACGGCGTGCAACGCTCTGCAAAGGTAAAGTTGGTTTGTTCTCCCAGTCCGTCAAACCACAGGGTGAACAGCCGCATTCTTTCGGCAGACCAGAGGGGAAAAGAGGAGTCCAGTGAATCCGCCCCAATTTGATAGGCATGGCGCAGTTTGCGCAGCGTCCCGGCCCGTCCATAGTGGAATCGCTTGTGATGTCGGTGCGCGAATTGACACCACGAGTAGGCCGTCAGTTTGAAGCGGTCGGTTCCCCCGAGGAATATCCCGCTGAATAAGTGCAGCACATCCTCTACGGCTTCGAAGGTCATCCCGTCCTGCACTGCCAAATACCACGGCCACGGTTCACGCAGGCGCACCCGCCATGCCGTCGAGAACTCCAGGGACCTCATGCCACCCGCCACAATATCCGGCACTACCGCAAGCCATGGGTCCACATTCGCCTGCCGCGCAACCTCCAATCGGGACAGAAACGCTTCCTCGGGAAATGGCAACCCGGCGCAAAACGCAGGGAACGCCCCGTTGTCAAATCCCCACCGCTCAAAAGGGAATGGCTTCGGGCGCTTCTCCACCACCATGCGGCCCCATTGCTTCTCTTGCAGGATTACCAGATTGGCGGAACTCCGAGTGTCCCCCACCATCACATGCAGGGATCGTTGTCGGGTGAGCGCCACTTGAGGGGTAGGGTCGGTCATGGAGTCAGTCTTCGTAGGTGGCGTTCATGTCCAGCACGTACAGGTAGTGCATGACCTTGTAGGGCCCGCGATTCGAATAGGTAAACCAGACCGCGAGTGCCGGATATCGGGGCGGCGCTTCCGGCGCGGGAGAATCCATGTAGATGGTGCGCGTCCATTCCCGAAAGTCCTTTTCATCCTCCAGCCGAACACAGAGCAGGTGATTCAGCGGGCCGTCTTCTTGGCAGGAGCCAATCCCCAAGCCGTTTTCTACAGCGTCGGCAACCTGTCCGGGTGTCATTGGCGCGCGGGTGGTCATACGGCGGGCTCGTCTGCCCAACTGGGCCGGATGTCGCGCTCCAATGATGGCAGCCGCTCAAACCCGTACTCCTTCGGTGGACGTTTGCGCATCCAGAATTCCAGCACCTTGAGCGGAATGCTGTTCATCGTGTCGCCTGTGCAATCGTGAATCGGCGGGTCCCCGTAGTGCAAGGTCTTTAATGCGATGTTCTCCTTCAGGTCTCCAGCTCCGCGTGAGCGGATGATTTGGTGGTGCATCTCCACGGGAAAGCGCATCTGGCAATTCTGGCATTCAATTTGTACCAGCGCGACTTGAGCCGCGTAGATGTCGGGGCAGGCTTCCGGCGTGAACTTCCCGTATCGAGGTACCCCGTTCTGATCCCACCATGCCGGGGGTTCCGGTATGCGGTCGGTGATGTCCTTATAGTCGTGCTTCATGGCAATTCATTGCACCTGCTTGGATTCGGCCCCGTCCTGAAAGAGCGCGAGTGGTAGCGGGTAGGGTGCCGCTGCTGGATTGCGAACCGACGATGCCGGAACGCAGGTCACAAGATAGACCCTGCCACATTGCCCGCACACATACGTTGCCGGGCACTGCACCGACAGATCCACTTCGTACTTGGTCCCCAGTTTAATGTCATCGTGCAGGACGCCATATCCACAAGAGCAGATGGACAGGCGGATCAAAAACATGGGAGTGGTGGGTTTTTCTGGCGTAGATTTTATCCTTTGCTAACGGAGAATATCATAAGCGTTTTGGAGGGGAGAAACAAGCGAAAAAAAGGCGGCTCCACGAGGGAACCGCCATGCCAATCAAAGAATCGTAGGAGTAATCACCGGCCTCGGAGAAAGACCGGCGACGAAGCAACTGTACGGCGAAAACGCGGGGCAGTCAAGAGAAAAACTACTCGCCCGGCTGCTGATTCTCCAAAGCCTGCTGAATCCAATCCCGCTGCTGCTCGGCGTCCCGCAGTCCCTTTTCCGCCATGGGGATAAGAATCGCCTCCCACATGGCACTCAATCCCAACTCGGGTGGGAACCCGGCCGCCGCGGCGCGTACCATGTCAATCCGCTCCTGCCATGCCTGCACTTCGGTCTGCGCATGGATCAAGGCTTCCGGATCGATCCCCGGCCGCTCGGGTTGCGGTTTTGCGAGTTCGGCCAGTTCCGCGTCAATCTTCAGCACCAGCACTTCACACAGGGCCGCGCCAAAGGCCGTGGCCGTCACTACTGGCACGTGATCCCGTCCCATGTACTTCATCAGGAAGCCGTCTGCCAGTTCGGCTCCGGCCTTGCAGGCTTTCTGAATCAGGGAGCGCTTGCGGTGCAGGTATTGGGTATAGTCGTCTTTGCTTGCGGCCACGCAGATGGTGGCGGGTACTACGGGCGGGTTGTTCATTTCATGCCTCTCACTTGGTTGGCCCATTCATCGGTCAGCCAGTTCTCTCGAAAATAGCACGGAGGGCATCCACTTTTCTTCCACTTTTTGGCCTCGGCCAACTGTTCTTTGCGGTAGATGTGGAATGCCGGCAGTTCCGTATTCACCTGCATGTCGATTCCGAGGGCGGCGTTGCGGATGCAGAAGTGGCGGTCCTCGCCGGGGAATACAGTCAGGTTCGACAGGGGCAGGTAGGATGCGCCTTGCTCCACGGCGTACCAGTCGATTAAGGTGCAGGCGCCCAATCCTCCCACGGGGTAGTTGCCCGGATCGCGCAAGCGCACGATGTTATCCAGAGAGTGGAAACTGTAGTTGTCCGCATCCCAGACATTGGGGAGCCATAAGGGACTGGAGGGCCATTGAGACCAAAAGATTTCCGAAACCACCAGCGCGTCTCCCGTGTCGGATTCATAGGGGTCAGCCAACCTGACGGCTGTTTGAGGATGTGGCACGATATCAGCATCGATCATGAATACCGCGTCCGTGGTCCACTTTTCTCCAAAGTGATGCAGCGCGTAATCCCGGATGGCGGCCATCCTGCCCATGCTGCTCGGCGTCCACCCGTGCCCCTGGTATCCCTCGCGCGGCGGCAAGTTGGGAATTTCGATGCGATTCAAGCCTTGCAGTAGTTCCGAGGATGCCGGGTCTTCGTTGTCATCGAAGTACCACCGTTCGGCGATGCCTTCCAACTCCCGGTGGGATTCCAAGGTGACTTCCAGGATCTCCGGGCACTCCCGGACGGGGCAGAAGAGAATGATGTGGGGTTGGTTGCTGTCGCTCATAGTCTGCTCGGGCGGTTCTCTCCAAGGGCGGAAACTCATTCCGGCTCCAGGTTTTGGAATCCGCACGCTACCCGGCGTTGCAGCAGACGGTTTCCTAGGTCGGAAGATTCTCCCCGGTTCTGGTGCCGGTACACGTCATCCCATTGTGGGCGTTCGGCGTGGTGGTGCGGGAAGGTGAGGGGTCGCGCGTCAATCACTACGCCGTCGTGGTAGGCGTGCTGCAGAAAGTCGTCGTCTGCGTAAAGGGATTCGTATTCGGGGTAGAAGACGTATCCTAGGCGTTCGTAGCGGGCGCGGGAGAGAATTTGGATGCCGGAGGCTTGCGGAGCGTCGAAGTAGCCGGTGAGCACGTGAATGGCGAAGTCATCGCGCATCACGTCGCGGTCGGGGTTGTGGTTGCTGATCGCGGAGAGTAGCGCGGCGTCCCATTCCTCGGGCGGCTCCATGTCGTCCGAATTCATGATAAGGACGGTGCCGGTGCTGGCGCGCGCGGCTGCGGCGTATCCATCTACCATGCATTTGCGGCCGGTGTTCCACACCATCTTGTTCAGGCTGTATCCGAGTTGGAAAGGGTTCACGTCCTCCATGCACACGCGGTCCCAACCCGTACGCTCCCAGATGAACTGGTCGGGAGACGGCATCGGAAGCGAGATTGGCGGCGGGTCGAATCCCCATCTTTCATCCACGCACAGCACGTACTCTACACTTTCCGGGAAGGCTGCCCGTTCAATCCAGAGGTCGTAGGATTTGCGCCATGCGTTGGGACGGGCGGTGGTGTGGCAGATCGAGAATTGCGGGTTCATGCGGTCGCGCTCCGGTCAGGCTTGAAACAGCGGGCAATCCATTGGGCTAGATCGAAAGGGATCTCGGCAATCATGGCGGATGCGGCTTTGCGGGACGTGCTCTTGCTGCTGAAGCGTCTGGGGTCGTTCGGCCCGCCCAAGTCCCTACCGCCGTTGCCGCTCGGGTGGCTGAAGCCGCGTAACCCGCTCATGCCCTTTACCGCATCCGATTCACGCTGATTTGTGAGGTGGCGCGTGTGTGTGTGTCCGTCTCGGATGTTGGCGTGGCCTACCGTCTTCAGGCCGTCTCCGCGCTGCGGCGCTCCGCGCTGGTTACCTGGGATGCGCTCCCCGTGCGAGATATTAAACCACGATCCGCCGGCCGTTCCTGCATTCTTGATGCTGTCCACTGCTGCCGATTGGAAGGACCGGCCCTGTCCAGTCTTTTCGAACTCGTGGAAGTTCATGCCCGGCACCTTGCGATGCAGGGTCTGCGGCATCAGTGCCGGCACATCTCCCCAAAGGTAATAACTCCCGTAGTGCCACGCTGCCCTACCGACCCACGGCTGGGCACCCTTCACATTCTCCACCACGATTGGAACACCCGCTTCCCGTGCGATCCGAAAGCAGGCGTCAAACAGATCATTCAGATGGAAGTCGCCGAACGGGGAATCGCGCTCCCACTTCTGCCACCGGATCTCCCGTTTCGCTCGGTCCCACGGCATGGCCATGTACGAGTACGCCTGGCAGGGAGGGGAAGCCACGATCATGTCGGCATTACGGAACTGCCGCCCGTCCAATGTGCGGATGTCCTGGAGTACGAGCTGCGCGGGATAGCGCTTCTCGCCGTACTGGTGCCGTTCGATATCGAATCCGATGGCGTCCCAGCCTTCCGCGAGAAAGCCGTGCGTCCATCCACCCAGGCCACAGCACAGGTCAATTACGAGAGGGCGGCTCATACCGCACCCAAATTCTTATTCTTCAAGGCGTCTTCGTACCTACGATAGTGCCCATACTAACCCCACACCCCCAAGGACTGCAAGGGCTAAAAGCATGGAGTTGTCGGAAGAATCGGAGGATGGGACGTCTGGAGAAGGTGTGGAGTCGTCGTAAAAGCCGGTGGACATGTCTCCTGCGCCGGCCAGCACTTTGGAGACGTACGCCTGCGTTTCCGGGAAGGGTGGGATGCCGCCGTACTTGTTCACGTTCCCAGGCCCCGCATTGTAGGCTGCGAGTGCAAGGGAGGTATCCCCATGGAACTGGGTCAGGAGTTGTGACAGGTACTTGGCGCCGCCGTCGATATTCTGCGCCGGGTCGAAGGGATCGGAGACACCCAGTCCTGCCGCAGTAGCGGGCATCAGTTGCATCACGCCTTGCGCGCCGGCCGGCGAGACGGCATTTGGATTCAAGTTGGATTCCGTCCGCGCGACGGAGAGGAGTAGGGAGGGTGGCAGGTTGTAGCGGGCTGCCGCTTGGTTCAGGAGGGAGGTGACTTGCGCGGTGTCCCCCAGGCCGGTGGAGAGTATCATGCCGCACGCTCCCTGCATTCCAACTGCCTGTGTCCCTTGCGCAATCACATCCCCCAACCCCACCGCTTCTTTCAGAAACGGCAACCGGACGTGAAGAGCCCTACGTCCGTCCTGTTGGTCCTGTGCCTCATCGTACTGAATCTGCATTGTTTTCCACCCAATGGCCTATTCCGGTATATCACTTGCAAGCCTACAATTCAAGGGTGACTGAAGGCTTACACAATGCGCTGTTGATTTCCTTGGCGGTCCTGCTCGCCATTCTGATAGGGCATGGACGCTACCGCCACTACCCGGCATTCTGCTCTTACGTGGCGCTGGCGTTGATTGGCATGTGCGGTGGATTCTCCCAATTACGTTGGGGTCCCTGGACCGTGGTGGAGTGGGGTTTGATGCTCACGCGCGCCGGGGCCGCGGTGGAATGCCTGGTGCACCTGGCGAATGGCCTGTGGTGGCGGAAGGACCGGCGCAAGATCGTCGCGGCCCTGATTTCGGTTCCGGTGTTCGGTATGTTGCTGTGGCCCGTCCACGGATTCACCGAAGGTCTGCGGCACTTCCAAACCCTGATGGCGCTATTCCTGTTGCTGACCATCCGCGTGCTGCGCTTCGTGCCGACCGATCGGGAGACCCGGTACCATGCATGGCTGCTGTTCGCCGTGACTGTGAATCAGGCGATGGATTTGTGGACGTGGCAGTGGTGGCCCCAGGTGGGACGGGATGCGGTGCTGTCGCTCAATTACGCAGGTGCCGCGTTGTGCGCGTTGGGGTGGGTGGTGTTGATTGTGCGGCCGCGCGTGCTGCACCGCGTGTCGGCCTGACGTGCGATGGGGACGGCCCCGAGGACTCTCACCCCGGCTATGCCGCCCCCATCTTCAGCCACAGGATATCAGATTGGAATCTATTCTAGTCCACAATCGGCGTGGTTTCCTGGAAGTCCACAATCGGTGTGGTTTCCTGTCCCCCGTCTCCCTCGGCTGCGGCTGCTAGCGGCGCGGCGGCTTCCGCCAACGTGCCGGCGATCTTCTTGCCCGCAATCTCCACGACCAACTCGCCGTTGGCCTTGGTCTTTTCCACGTATCCCACCACGAGGACTTTCTGTCCGCGCGTGAAGGTGCTTTCGCTCATGTTTGCTCCAGATATTGAACTTGGGAACCTGATTCGACGGTCAGTATATCACGCGCGAATCCAGGAACCCGGCTCCAACACGAGGTGCCATTCCTCGAATTTGCAGATGATGGTTCCGCCGCTGTCTCTCCCGTTGAAGTACACGGCGCGCGCCTTGTATCGCCGATCCCCCAACACCTCAGTCACGATGCAGGAGAACCCATCCCATCCATTGCCGTGTTTTCTCGGAGCATCGACATAGACCCGATTCCCCGGCTCCAGATCCTCTACCAGCAGCATGGAGCAATACTTCCACGTCTCATCACAACGCTGGCTGTGGACGCCATCTTCACGGCAACTGCGGCAACAGTAATTCTCAAAGTATGGTTCACTGGCGCAACAGGCGATGCGGCCACATCCGCAACCGCACATCAGCGAGAAATGCCGGTAGCCTTCTTCGGGTCCGGCCACCCGCGTGGCTCTCCACTCTTTAGGGGTTTGCGTCTCTGCCATTTCGACGGTCAGTATATCAGACCCCCAGCGCCTTCAATACCGGCCACGTGAGGTAGAGCGCGAGAAAGAAGATGCCCCAGTGGAACGCGGCATGTCCGTACCACAGAGGCTCCGCAGTCCTCCACCACCACGTGCTCCCCAGGGCTGCGATGAACAGAAGGACCAAACACAGAACGGCCACAAACGGCATAAGAAATTCTCCTAGGTGTTTACCAGGGCAGTTTGAGGGCCGATGCTTGATTTCAGGCGTCGCGGTCGATGTGGCGCTTGATGCGTTGCACTTCGGAACCCAGTTCGTCCAGATCTTCCCGCGTTCGCTGTTTGAAGTTCAAGAGGTCAAAGCGGGTAGTCTCGCTGATCTTCTTTTGCTGCTCGATTTGCATGTCGTGCAAGGCCAACTGTTCCCGCATCGACGGGATGTCGGTCGTGATGAATTCGATGCGCATGACCGCGCGCTTCAGGAATTCGACGGCCTCCTGCAAGTTCATACTCTCCGGCTGGATTTGCTTCCGCCTGATGTACTTGAAGATCACCCGCAAGGCTGCCGCGAGTCCCGTTCCCCCGATCACCTCTTTGATGTTGATGTCCATTTCCTTAGGGTTCGAATGGGCCTACGGGCGGGGGTACTTGGGGCGGCGGGTCCGCTGCGGCGTCTTCCGCGATCACGCTGTGCAGCGGGTCGAATACCTGCACGTGCAACTGCCGCGCGACGTAGGCCGCGTAGCTGCGCGGGTCGTTGGCATCGGCTGCCGGGGCGTACTTGTTGATGAACTGCAGCAGCGTTTCGCCGCGCGAAGCGTCCAGCCGGATCTGATGGTAGAGTGCATCCCACCCTTGTTCCGGCATTTCGAACTTGGCGAATACCCGCGTCTTCCCGTCTTTGCCTACGATGGGGAAGGGGACCGCGCCGGGTTGATGGTCGTAAATCAAATCGCCGGGATTGTGCAGGCGCTGCGGGATGGTGGGAAATTCGATGCCGCGCGTCTTCGCGTCCTTCTCGGTGACATAGAAGCCTTCATAATGGGCGATGGCTTCCGCGAGTTGCTGTAATTTAGTCAATCGACCCCTCCCCGGCATTCCAGTTCAATAGCTGCGTACCTGCCTGTCGAAGCCAACAGCACGCCAGTCCCAAATTATCTAGGCCAGAAGAACCCAAACACACCCGCTACAATCAGTGTACTGCCACTCTGAATGTTACCCGATAAGTTGGGGACATTCACCAGATATCTTACCGTTTGTCCCGACCACAACACCATCCCCTCCGTCATTGGAATCGGCTCTTGTGGACTTCCCAACTGGTAGGGCGAGGCTCCCAGGTCTTTCACGAAGTGCTGGTCGATGCGCAATCGCCAGAGAATATCCCCCGACCCCTGCGCAAACCCAGGCCCGGTGTAAATCTGAAAGATCCCCGTCAGCAGCCCGTCATACCCCACCGGCACTTTCATTTCGAGAATCGTCTGGTCGCCCGCGGCGCTGGTCGGTGTTGCAATCCCCTTGGCCACGCGGAACGGCACCGCCTGTTCCGGCACGGCCCCGAACGTATCGTCCCAGGGCAGCAGGTTCCGGTATTCCTCCGGGATGGAGCACAGCGGCGGAAAGCAGATCTTGCGGACCTTCACTTCTTCGAGGAACAGGCAGCAGTCGTACTCGTTGGGTTTCCGGCACAACTTCTCGGGGTTCATGGCGTGCGGCGCGCCGGCTCCCGTGCTGGGGGTCGAAATTACAGAAGCAATGGAGCACGACACCGAGGCGGTAGACCCCATCGCATCCGTTACCAGAATGGTGAAATTGTAGGTTGCCGAACTGGTCGGTATGCCGCTTGCAATGCCCGTGGCGGGGTCCAAGGTGATGCCGGGCGGTAAAGACCCGGCGGACACGGAGAACGTGTAAGGCGCGGTCCCTCCGCTGGCAGGGAAGGCATGAGAGTAAGGAATGCCCACTGCCGCTTGGGGTGGATTGTTGCAGATGATGGAAAGCGGCGCTACGCCGGGCAGCACGATCATCTGCACAATCGCCTGCCCTACCTGAATGTTGGGGGTCCCTGTGACAATGGTCTGGATGACGGATTGCCCAACCTTAGTGGCGCTCATATCACGACGTTACGACAATCGGACCTAGCGGGGTAGTGGCAAGATCTCCTTTTACCCAGGAGACGCCGGTCTGCGGGTTGGTCACGCGAATCGTGCTCTGAAATATTGGTGTGGTGGAGAGGGCCACAGAACTGGGCGCTGCTGCCCCTGCCACGCTGGAGCCGGCAGAACCCGTCCCGGCCGCCGCAAGCCCCATGTACAACTCATGGCTCAAGGCCAGAATCGTATCCGAATCCAAGATGCTGCCATTTGAATAGAGGTATTGGTCCGTCTGGCCCACCACGGCATCCTGCACGTTCGTTACGATCTGCTCCGGAATGGTCGCTACCAGCACATAGTGTGCGCCCGGCGTCGATGGTGTCATTTGCAGCGGTGTGCTGTCCGCGATCGGTGCGCCTACCTTGACCTCGATTGGCCCGAGGAAACCATTGAACGGAGCCGGACCCGTGCTGTCGTTCAGGTACGTGTCGTCATGGCGGTAAGCACCGCCACCACCAAACCCGAGGAGTTGGAATCCGTTGGACGCCGTGGGCCGCGGCTGCGTGTTCACATTCGTCAGGGTGAGGCGCGTGACGCCATTCACCCGGATCTCGACCGATCCCACCGTGGAACTTTCAATCACATGCACTTCGATGTAGTTCCACGCGCTGGAGGTGATGATGCCGGCCGCCGTCCGTCCAATTTGCGTGGTGCCGTTTCCCTGGACGACTTTGATACTGCCGTCTCCCATGATGTAGAAGATGGTGTTGATGTCGATGATGTTCGGCGGCGGAAGGGTCGCCAGTCCGAAGACCACAAACCCCGAGCTGTCCGCAAGAACGTTCGGCCACACGGCCCCGCCCCAGAAGAACCCCGCCGTTCCGGGTAAAGACGGCATCCCCCACACCGGACCAAAAGCGCCGCTGTCGATCACCAGGCAGCCGATACCCGTCCGCGAGAGCGTACCCGAGAGGTCCACCCGGCATTGTGCCGTGTTCTGGAGGAAGTAGGCCGGCAGGCCGATGTTCGTATCCAGAAAATCCCAACTCATACGAAAGAGGTTGGCCATTAGTGAAAAGTCCCCGCGATGACAATCGCGTCGTTTTGTGCGCCCGAAGTGTACGTGAGCCCTGCTTGGATCGTTGAGGCGGTAGGCACTCGAATGAAACTCAGGCCGGTTGCAACGCTGTCGTTGCTGTTCGCTTGCGCTACGGGAATGATGCTCCCACGCGGCCCGCTTGTTACGCTGGTGTGATTGAATGCGATCCCTACCACTACGATGCTGTTCGCGGCGGTCGTTGCGATGGAGAACGGATTCCCAGCATTATTGGTGCTGTGGTTGTCCAGCGTCCCTGAAAATCCAGAGGGCGGCACCAGTTCAAACGCGGCCACGTTCTGAACGGTTCCAGATGTGAGGGTGATCGTGTCGGCGCCGCTCGAAGCCAGCAGCCCAAACCACATCTTGCCGAAATTTCCAGATCCGTTCGACGCGGAATCAATCGCTGTGAAGCTGGTGCCGAGAGTATCGGCTATCGTCGGGAATGCGGTGTTCGTTCCGGTCGTGACGAACAAATAGTTTCCGCTGGTCACGTTGGCTGTGAACGCTACGGATGCGGCGCTGGCGGCGACACCTTGCACAACGAATACGGTGGGGTTCGTTGGGGTCGCAATGGTGACGTCGGTTGCTTGCGTCCCCGCATTGTCGGCCACTGTTGCACCGATGAAATTCAGTTTCAAGCGGTTGTTGAGTACTGGTATGCCGCCTTGCTCGATGCTGTACACGACGGTTCCAGTTGCTCCGTTCCAGGAGTTCACCGCTGTACCGCCCGATCCTCCACACAGATTGATACCGGAGGAAATTAAATTGAGGTCCGCATCCCAGGTAGGACACTCTCCCGGTACAGGTGTGCTGCCGCCTGCGATTTGAAACTTGGTACCGGTGCTGCCTCGTTTGAAAAGCGCAGCCACCGATGGTGGAGCAATCGCGGGGATAATTCCAGACCCGCACAACGCAAGGGCGGATATCAGCACGTACCACGCGGCTTTGCAAACAGGCTTACAGTCCATAGACGACAATCCCTAGCGCCGTGGAAACGTAGACCTTTCCGTTTGCGATAGTCGGAGCGGAGAATTTGCTCAATGTTCCAAGGGCATTTGCCGGAAGGGCGTTGCTGCTCCAAAGCACCGCGCGGCTGCTCGGATCAATCGCTAGCAGCATTCCAGCGGCGGCGGCTTCCTCTGCATTGCTCGATATCGGAACCGTTACCCACTCGATACCGTTGTTCGTTCCATTCGACGAAACAGAGATGCTCGCGGGGCCGGGCCATGCCCACGCCTGCGCGGTAGCGGAAACCGGACTCCAAACTCCACCCGATAAAATCGAAGCGTACAAATTGGCGGTTCCGTCCGGGTCCGCATCGGAAAACAATCCCAGGTTGTTAAAGAAAGCGCTGCCGTAGGAGCCTCGCGGGTCCAGGGGAGAACGCGCGTTGATCGTGACTTCCTGCACTCCGGGGCAACCGCGCTGCGTGCCTCCTAAGCCTCCCATGCAGTTGTACGGGATTGCAAAGAAGGTTTCCGATTTGCTGGAGATGACGATTTGATTTTGCGATTCCAGTAGAATCGATCCCGTGTTTCCCAAATCGGCGTCAACATCGCTGAGGGCTTTCCAGTTCGACGGGGTGAATGAATCGATCAACGAAAGCGATGGGGTCAACTTTAGGACCGACATCGCCCAATTTCGGTTTCCGTCCCAGTCTCCGTTTCCCGTTGAAAGAATCACGTTCCCTTGAGAATCTATCGCCACTCCCTTGGTTTGCCAAACGCTCGCCAGAGAGCCGTACGGCGACATGCACATGGACCCTGCAGAACTCAGATCGCTGACGTTTCGCGCCATCGCCCACCCATGCGTCGGGTGAATGTCCCCGTAGGAACCAAAGCACACGTATACCCTGCCGTTGTAAAGCGCCAGCGGGGTTCGCTGCATTTGCATCGGCGGGTTGAATGTGACGATACCATTGCTCACGGTGTCGGGAATTCCGGTCTGTGTCGTCGGGTCGCCGGTTCCTGGTGCTGTCGCTGTCAAGGTAACGGCCGGCACCAGATCCGTGAGGGTGGCGAGGTCCAAGGATCGCATTACCCAGGTTGGTACGTCGGTGGAATGCACGATGAACGCCCGCGAGTTGGCGAGGTCGATTACCGGGGTAGAGAGGCACCCTATCGGCAATCCGTAAAGTCCTCCCCCTTGATTCAGGAGGTAAACGCTTCTCGGTGGGCCAAAACTGTTCGTTGCTAAAGGCGCTGCGCCTGGCGAATCCGCATCGAACAGATAGACGTGGTTCGCCATGTCGCAACTGAAAATCACGTTGCGTGATCCACCGGCTACCGTGAAACTCGGGATGTAAAGCGGCTGGGCCATCACCGTTCCCGTGGTGTTGTACCTTCCGAGTTTATGCAGGCCGGTTACGTTGGCCGGGGTCAGTGTGGTTTCGGTCGATACCCAGGCGGTTCGCGAGGCGTCCTGGTGGTCTGTGATCGTAGAGCCGGTTGGGATCTCGCACCCGATCATCGCGACGGCGAACACCGCCACTAGCCAGCGATTCATTTGACTCCGCACGATGGCTCTCCATTCGCATCGGGAACGACGGGAAACTTTCCGCAGATCTCCCGAATCTTGCCGCCGATTTGATCTCTTTTCCCTTGCCACGTGTACATCGCCTTTTCCGCCGCGAGTGCTTCGGCGTTGGCTCTCCACCATGAAGAGCGAAGATCGGCAGGAACGGACGGGGCTTGCCCGGTTGCCTTTGCAATTTGCGCCCTGACGGACGGCGATTCGATCAGGCACAAAATCACACCACACAAGACAACAACAACAGCAAGCAGCGCAATATTCACCGGTTTCATTTTAGGTACCAGCAACGCAAAGTCCGTTCTTGAAAGAGGTGCAGGCCGATACCGTAACTCCCGCGCTGCCATCCGAAGATTGGTATCCAGTCGCGTGAACTGTCCCGTTGACATCCAGGGCCGTCGTCGGAGCGATTTGATTGATGCCGAGTCGCCCGTCCGCTCGGAAAGTGAAAAGGCCGTCGTTGTTCACGAAAGAAATCGTCGCGCGGTTTGTGGTCGATCCGCTTCCGCCCTGATAAATGAACCCGAAGTACGCCGCGTTGTTCGTCGTTCCGGTGTCGTGCCCCACGAGCATCAGAGCGCCCGCGGTAGGGCTGATATTCGGAGCCATCCCGTTGTAGACCCAGGTATACGAACCGCTGGACGTGAAGGTATTGGTGACCGTCACCGGAGCGGTGTTTACTGCGCTCGATGTCGATTGAATCGGGTTGGCGACATCCAGCAGAAAGCCGCTGGTGACGCTGGTCTTTCCGATGCCGATTCCTCCGCTGATGACCATACCGTTTGTGGGTGGAGCGTTTACTCCGGCGTACGTGCCGATCGACATCCCGCCTCCGACATCCAAGGTGCTCACCGGTGCCGTGGCACCCGTGGCTATAGCGAGTCTTCCGGTCGCATACACGTTAAAGACGTTATCGTTGTTCAAAAATCCGAACGTCAATCGGTTGGTGGTCAATCCCGACCCTGCGTAAACGAACGCGAAGTAGGCGGAATTGTTCGTAGTGGAGGTGTCTTTCCCCAGGAGAAACAGAGCGCCTCCAGTGGGAGAGATATTCGGCGCGAGTCCGTTGAAGGTCCACACGTAGCTGGCGTTGGTTGTGAAGGTATTGGTCGCCAGAAAGGGAGGCATTTGCACGGCGCTGGTAGTCGCGGCGATTTGACCGGTAACTGTTGGGCTGGTGATCGTCGGGGTATTGATCGTCGGGGACTGCTGGAGGACAAAGACCGTACCCGTCCCGGTCTTGTTGGCTGCTGGAACCGCTTGCGGAATGATGGCAGGGATAATCCCGCTGGCACCTGCGATCATCGCCACAAGCAAAACAGCTACAATCCGAACGTGTACTGGTCTGGCGGTCATCGTTGTGAGTACAGGATCGTTATCCCGCCTGTCGTCGTGACGCCTGCGGAGAGTGCCAAGCAAAGCGTTTTCGCGGCGGTCGTAATGAGTGGTGATTGGTAGTCTTCAATCACGCCGAACAATCCCCCGCCTGCGCCTGAATACACGCCAGTCTCGGCTGTGCTCGATGTGCATGTGGCTCCGGTCCCGGTGACCAGTTGCGCCGTCGTTAATGTGTCCGTGGTGAAACTCCACTTGCAGACACGAATGGTTTTCGATCCGCTGACGGCTACCAGTTGCGTGTTTCCGGTAATGAGGGTTGCCCCGCTGACGGTCGCTTTGAGGGTGCAGTAGTCCGGGGTGATGAGGTTCCCGGCAGAGTCCAGTTCCCCCGCTGGAATCGGATTCGAGTTTGGGGCCGCTCCTGTTGCGGCTCCCCCTCCCACTCCAAGAGTTCCAGACAAACCCGCTTCCACAACGGTGTGCCCATTTACTTGTGCGATATTGCTGGAGATGGTTCCGGCCTGGTCGCTTGCCCACGTAACCGGGACGGATGCGGCCATTGCCTTCTGCCCGAGGCTTGTTGCTGCGCCTCCCCAATCCGCCACATTCACATTCGATGGTGTCGTAATCACCACCACTCCCGCCGCGCCGGCCGCTTCCAGGCTCCTCCACCCGAGGGCCGACCCGCTGACTACCCCGCTCCCTGTTTTGCTGCTCAAATTGATGCGAACCCAGGGGTTGTATCCGACCAGCGTAAAGTAGGTCTGCGTGGTGCTTGTGATCGGATTGGCTCCCGCAATCGCCGTGGCTCCGGCGTAGGTGACCCAAGTACCCGGCACTCCGGCGTTGTTCGGCGCCGACTGCAGCACCAGATTGATGGCGCTGAATCCCGAGTTGTTACTGGTCACCTGCCAGACAATACAGCCGTTGGTCCGGTTGTCGTACCCCGCGTTCGGCGAGAGGGGCAGGGTTCCCGTGGCTGTGAAACTGAAAAAGATGTTGCAGTCCGGCTGCGGGGTGACGAAGGTCTGCCCGCAGAGGACGCGCGACAGGCCATAAGCAATCAGGGCCGCGCGCAAGACTCCATGCAATAGTGCGTGTCGCATTCTCATAATTACCTCGGCCAAAACCAACCCGCGAAAGTGCAAATGATTCGACCACCATTGAGGTTTCCGGCGCTCGCGGTGGATCGGTTCACAATGAATTGCACAAGCTGGTTGGATTGCAAAATAATGCCTCCCGAATTGATGTTGTATGGGGTCTGCATCGAACCAATCGTGGTCAGAATGGCCCCGTAGTCCTTGGCGTAGTGCTGGTTGATTTTGATTCGCCAGGTGAGGTCCCCCGAGCCTTCCGCGAAGTTCTGCCCCGTGTACAGGTTGATCGTGGAGACAATCACCCCGTCGTATCCCATCGGTACCCGGATGGTGGTCACCACGTGGTCAATTCCATCCGGATCGGGAAGGGCGATACTGTTCGGCTTCAGGAAGCGCTTTCCTTGTGGTGGCATCTTCACCCACGGCGGCTCCTTGTACTTGTGGCCGGGGCACAAGGCCTGCAATCCGCCGCACCGCTGGATCTCCTGCCACAGACGCGTTTCATCGCACAGGCAGGCGTCGAACATGTTCGGAGGGAACAATCTCTGCTGCAGGTTCACCGGGTAGTACCGGTTGTTCAGGCCGGGAATCATGGCACTGCCCATTACCGCACCCCCGGAAGCGCGCGGCCGCCAGACGTGGCTCCCATGATTTGGAGCATCCGCCATTCCCGCTTGCGCTCATCTTCATCGATCAGCCGGCAGGGTTCGGCAAACAACAGGAGCCACTGGCAGGTGATGTTCTTCGTGGTGGTGTTGTTCGCGATCTGGATATTCACCAGACCGGGTTCCAGAATCAGGCGCGGTTGCGTCAAAAGGATCGGCTGGAATCCCGAACTGCCCGACGTGCGGCACCCGCCTCCATTCGCGAAGTCCATGAAGAGCGGTACTCCAGAGCAAGAGTCCACCGCCTGAATCGAAAGGTCCGTGGCCGTGGTTTCAGCCGGAGCCCCGCTGGTCGAATCGACGGCGGAAAGACTGGCGAAGTTGTATCCCCACAGGTAGGACCCCGCCGACACTTCCAACTGATAGTAGAGCGTGTCGGCGGCGATCACCGGGTTATTCTGCGGGTCCGGCACCACCCACCACCGAGCCCGGAAGTTGTTCGCGCGACGCAACACGTCCAATTGCGCGAGAGCATCCGGCCAATACCGCCCGGCCAGATACAGGTTGTTCGCGTTGTACGAAAACCCGTCGCACACTTGGGGAACTACCAGCCGGGATTCCTGCCGCTGCATGGCAACCTCCAGATTCCCTCAAAGTCGATATTGTAGGTTTGCGGCACCGAAGCGCTGCATAGCAGGCTCGTGATGTCGAAGGTGATGGCCGCGCCGGCCGGGTAGACCAAGGAAGGCACCG